TAAATAAAAGTTAAAAACAATAATAAGAGTTGGTTTTTATCAATTATAATTATTAAATTTGCAACGGTGAAAGATTATGTTTTCTAATCATATAAAATATGTTCGACGAGATATGCTCAGTATATAAAGAAGCTACCGATGCCGAGGGCCGCTTTGTTGATTATGAAACGGGTGAGTGCATCCAGCAGATGACCATTCGCGAGTTCTGTCTTACGGATAGATGGAAGCCCTATGTGCAGCACCTTCGCGCTATGCGCAAAGAGTTTGGCAGTAAGGCGAAGAAGATGCAGGAGTACATCGACACAAAGAAGCATTTGCCTGGCGCCACTCTTAGCGGCTTGTTTGCCCTTTACGAGGATGACAGCCTAACACATCCAGGACAGCGGGTAATGGTGAGCCGTAGGGAGACTCACCTAAAGCAACATACCGGCTGGCTCGCCATCGACATCGACCTTTCGGACAATACGCAAATGAGCAATTTTGAGAATGTGCGCATGATATGCCGTTTTCGTCCTGAGATAGCCTTGCTGATGCGGTCGTGCTCTGGTAGCGGATATTTCGGTTTAGTAAAACTGGCTTATCCTGAACGGCATAAAGATCAGTTCAAAGCTCTGCTAAAAGACTATGCTGCTATCGGCATTACGCTTGACAAGGCTTGCAGCAACATCGGTCGTGTACGTTTCGCTTCATGGGACGACCCTGAGCATATATATATAAATGAAAAGGTGGTACCCTATAAGGGATTGGAAGGTGAGCAAGTTCAGCTTGTTTCCTTGGCTTCACGCCAAGCGTATCGCTCGCACGCTGCGAATGTAGATTATCAAGTAGAAAGCAACTCTAACGTCTGGTGCCAGCAGCGTGTGCAAGACAGATTGGTCGAGGTTATCGTGCAGGAACTTGTGGGTAATCAGAAGAATATTACCGAGAGTTATGACGACTGGGTGAAAGCAGGATGGGCTTTGCGTTCACACCCGTATGGACTTGAACTATTCCACCAACTATCAAGATGCAGCTCCAAATATAATGAAGCGCAGACCAATCTGAAATGGCAGCAGTTGGGAAATAGTAAGACCGTGACATACAACTGCCTCATTCATGCCTGTAAGGTAGCGTTGGGAGAGGAAACCTATCGTCAGATATGTAGGCGGGTTTGGAGTGAGTTGAAGGAGCAAAAATGAATGGACTTATTTATAAACACTTTTTACAAGTGTTAAATTGAAAACTCAAAAAATGGCAAAAAGGCCCTGATTTTCGCAAAAAGCGAAGCCTATGCGTATTTACTTCATGTTTACTGATTGCTCAAATGTTAAAATTCAAACAAAAACGAGATATGAAACTGATAACAATTACTGGCCCGAGTGGTGCAGGAAAGGACACTGTGGCTCGGATGCTGTCTGAAATGGGAGGATATAAAGTGTTGTGTTCTTATACCACACGTCCGAAGCGTAAAGGCGAGATTGATGGCGTAGAGCATCACTTTGTGGAGAAATGCGACGTGCCGCGCGACAAGATGTTAGCATATACGCAATATGGTGGTTATGAGTATTGGACTACTATCGACCAGGTGACGGACAAGGCTATTTACGTTATTGACGAGGATGGTCTGAGAGCCTTGCGCAAGAATTTTCCTAAAGTAGATTTGTTCTCTATTTGCGTGTCGGCAAAAGAAGGCACCCGACTGCGCCGAGGTGTGTCGCAGGAACGTATGAACCGCGACAAGAAGCGCAAGCGTCTGCCGTTGTCGTTCTTCAACGCGGTAATCTTCAACAACGATTCGCCAAGCGACTTGCTTGACGAGGTGCAGCGAGTGAGGTATATGATCGTGTAAGCATCGAAAAATGAAAATGTACTATCTTTTAAATAATAAACTAAAATTCATAAGTAATTCTCTTAAACATATATATCATGGCAAATTTAACTTTAAACGAATATCAGGACAAGGCAATGAGCACTTGTCTGCCTGAGAGTGATAATCTCTTCTATATGCTTGCTAACCTCGTAGGTGAGGTGGGCGAGTTTGCAAGTAAAGCCGCCAAGCACATGCGCAAGGGCAAGCTGCATATAACCACAACACAACGCGACGAGGAAGGAAAAATCCTGCATACACAGATGTGGAATGTCAGTGACGAGGAACGTCATCTTATGCTTTCTGAAATTGGCGATATTCTTTGGCAAACGGCCGGACTGGCAAAAGTAATGGGTGTTACGTTCGAAGAAGTGGCTGAAGAGAACCTCGCAAAACTGGCCTCTCGCAAGCAGCGAAACGTTATTGCTGGTGATGGCGACCAACGATAACATTAATTTTATAAACCATATTATGATAAATATGAAAAAATTATGAGTAGAAAACCGCTTCCCGACCGAGAGGAATTTGTGCGTCTGCAACCTACGGTATATCAATTCCATTTCAAGGATGTACCGTCAACGCAATATGCCAAGTCACTTGATGTTCTTTTCCATAACCCCGATTATCTGGACGCTGTGGAAAAACGCAACCGTCTTGTTGAAACAAGCAAACGTATGCGTGTTGGCACAAGCGAAATGAGTAATCTGTTGCGCATCATCCAACAGCACGACCATCGTTTGGCAGACATAATGTATGCTACGATGGTGCAAACTAATTTGCGCTCTGATGTCAGTTACGACTTTATGAATTTCTCTACTTTGCTAAAGTATTATGTTGACTATTCACAGCCAGGTATGAAGGAGAAGGTTGACTTGCTTGCTTCCAGACTCGACCGACTGACATTTCTTGCAGAGTGTCTTGACCGTATAGCCACTGACATTCGTGGTAATATACTTGACATTTTCAGGGGTAATATAGATTTCAATCAGTTTGATACTGTCTCGCAGGTGCTTCATCAACTACGTGGCTATTTCCGGTCGGCAGGGCCTAAAGATGTAGATTCGCGTGAGGGAGATTTGTTCTACGAATACGCCGACTCAATCTACAATTATGTAGATAAACGTCTGCACACATTCTCTGCCAAGTATCGCAAGTTGCATCCAGCTGCGCAGGTATATACTGAAGCCGACCTTATAGAAGGTCTAAACCAGTTCTTTGGTCGTAGCGAGAAGTTCGACAAGAGTTTCATCAAGCATACCGAGTCGGGAGGTTGCTATATCGACGTGGTGCATCTTTGTTTCAACCTTGATAGGCTTCAGACCGAGAAGATAGAGCAAGTGACAGCAAAGATGAAATCGAACAATATAACCGACGATACGTTGCGATATAGTTTCAACGTAACCGACTTGATAATGAGCAAATATAAACGCCCATCCTAAAAGCAATATCCTATGCCCAACATTTACCTTCGTTTACCCATGAGCCGCTGCCAGTTTTTCCGACATCGCGACCCGAAGCGTGTGCTTGCCAAGAACGAGCCAGTCGTATTTAGTGTCTATTCGCCTGAATATTTTGTCATGCGTAGTTCGTTGACTAATGCGGGCGCGTTGTCGCAAAAGGTCAACACGCAGTGCTTCTCGCATCAACAATGGTGCAATATGCTGAATGGTCGGCATCCGCTTGGTGGTAATGTGCTGGTAACACGCGACACCTCCGAATATCTTACGTATGACGAGGTGTTGCATCTCAATGGAAACAAAGAATACGCCAAGAGCGACAATGAGGACTATTTATGTATCAAGTTGCCAAGTGAGATTGAAGTGATAGATACTGTTAGGGCTGTCACGCCTACATGGAATCTTGATCGTAGCGGTGTTTATAAATTGTTAGAACTATTGAACAACGACTTTAAGCGTAGCGTGGTGGAATGGGCATTGGCTACCTTCGACTTCTGCACGGCAAACGGTAAGATAATAGCTCGTAGTAAAGCTGCAATGCTCGAACGTTATCTTATGCGTTATGGCATTGATCCATCTTCCGAAGAGAAGGATAATCTGCGACGAGTGATAGAGCGTTGGATAAAATCAGAACACAACTTCTTTAAGGCTTATTCGTGCCTTGATATGCAATATGAGGATAGGACAGAGCATGAACATCATATCGATGAAATATCTTGGTTGCCTTAAAAATAAGTGTATAAAACTGTTAATACGAATTATAAAATAAGTTAAATAATAAACAATCTTTTTCCCCTTATGGAATTACCTGATAAATGTAAGGAGCTTTTTCTTGAAGGCATTACCGATGTGATGTTTTATCCGAAGGAAGAGTGTGTTATCCCGGTGCCGTTCAGTATGGCACAAGTGTTATATATAAATAACTGCAAGTTGCCTGACGAGCCTACTCTTCGCCTTGCAACAAGTGGCGAAAACTTTGTCATTGCAGAAAGTCTGAGTGTGAAGATGACCCAGGCAAAACAGGGCAATGGCACTATATATACATATAATATTAGTGCAAATATAGAGTTTGGTGGTGAAAATGTGCGTAGAGCATACAAAATTATGCGCGATAAGAGCTATTATGTGGTATTGCGCAAGATGGACGGTTCGTTGCAGTTGTGTTACACCCTACCCCATACATTCGGCATAGGGAGTGCCACGGACAATAGTCAGACTGAGTTGGCGAGAACATTTACAGCCACCACACAAGCCCTGTCGGAGCCGATACCTATCACGCTTCGAGAATAAAGCTATTCAACTATTTTTCTGAGACATTATATTATACTGTTTAGAGCCGCTATTCGTGAGAATGGCGGTTTTTTTTGTCCTAATGTTAAAAACCACGGTCTTTAATTTTGCACATGGATAACACAGCGGGGTGGAGCAGCTGGCAGCTCACTTGGCTCATAACCAAGAGGTCGAAGGTTCAAGTCCTTCCTCCGCAACATAGTCAGTCGGCAAAAGATTGATTTTCAGGATAACAACACAAAAACACAACTTTGACTAATGAAAGGCTTATTTGAAATACTAACCGAAAAGAAGTGGATGGTCAGTCCCGACTTTGTGCATGGTATTCGTAAGTCGCTTGAGCACAACCTAAACACCCATGCGGCTTTCAGTAAACCAGAGAAGACTTGTGGCTATGTCACAGCCAAGGATAAGGATGGCAACACCTATTATCCGGAGGAGTATCAGGTTTCAGAGGATGGCACACAGGTGAAAGGCAATTGGCGTCTGAACCTCCCTGCTGATGACGAGGATGCACAGACATTCCCTTTCGTCTCGGTTCTTACTGTTGACGGACCTATAACTCGCAACGGCGGCTATTGTTCTTATGGTTCTATCGACCATCGCGACATGATGATGCGAGCCGCCGATCATCCCCTTTGTCGCGGTCATGTTTTCATCATCAACACTCCTGGCGGTTCTGCTTGGGCAAAGAACGATTATGCTCTTGCCATTGATTATGCCCACTCAAAGGGTCAGAAGGTTATAGCCCTGGTTGATGGCCTTTGTGCTTCGGCTGGTATGTACCTCGCTTCGCTTTGCGACGAACGCTATTACATGAATCCGAAAGACCAGGTCGGTTGTATTGGTGTAATGGCAGCGTTCTATACTCTTGCTGATGGCACAGTAGACCAATTTACCGATGAAACTTATCACGAGCTTTATGATCCGAAGTCGTTTGACAAGAACAAGGCTTATCGCGACATTGCTAATAAGGATGATGACAAGGAACTTATCAAGGAGCTTGCCGAACTTGGCGTTGAGTTTCGTGCCGACGTTAAGAAGGCTTGTCCTAATGCTACTGACGAGCATCTGCATGGCAAGGTGTTCAATGCCGAAGACGTAAAGGGCATTTTGATGGACGGTCAGTCATCATTCATGGGAGTGGTGCAACACGTTTTTGAGCTTTATGATGGTAGAGCCGAGCTTATCAACCGCGAGCAGACGGTTGAGCCTAATGGTGAACCAGAGCAGAACCCCGAAGCCGAGCCTACTGTAGAGCCCGAACAGACAGCGACCAACACAAACACTAATATCAATATGGAGAAATATCCTCTTATTTGCAACGCTTGCGGATTGCAGGCTGGCGAGATAGCCGTATCGGAGGAGGGCGCGTATATGAACGCCTCTCTTTTGGGCTCTCTCGAAGCCCACATGAAGGAAGCCGAGCAGAAGGTGACTGATGCCGAGCAGAAAGCCACCACAGCGGAGAACGCTCTCGCAGAATTGCAGGGCAAGTTTGATGAACTCTCCGACAATGTAAACGCAGCCAACGAAGCAAAGGAAGTCGCGGAGACCGCACTCGCCCAGGCTAACGAGGCTCACAGTAAAGAACTAAGCGACCTTAACGCACAGCACACCGAGGCTCTTGCCCAGAAGGATGACGAGCTGAAAGCTCTCGCCGAGGCAAAGGACAAGGAGATTGCCGACCTCACAGCCGCTAAGACTGAGACCGAGGCTAACCTGCAGGGTGCAAAGGACGCACTCGCCACAGCTGAGCAGACCATTGCCGACAAGCAGGCTCAGATTGACGAGCTGACCCACGATGCTGGCACTGAGCAGAACGCTGGCGAGGCTCCTGAGAATAATGGCGAAGGAGTGAAGACTCCGCAGCTGCGCTCGTTCGATGGTAGCAAGTACAAGACCAATATTGAGCGAAAAGCTGCTTTCAAGCGTTTCTTGCAAGGCGAGGAATAACTTTTCCGCTGCCCTCAACCAACACAAACAACACAAAGATTTAACAACAACACAAAACACAAACGATTATGGCAAATTTACCTAAAGATTTTATCGGTCTTGACGCTCTTCAGCATGTAGCCGAGGAGGTGTCAAAGGAGATCGTGATGGGTCCTGGCTATTCGGATGCCGAAGAGATGGACCGCCTTGGCATCGACATCATCACTGGTGTTCAGTTCAAGCGCACTTTCCACTTGTTCATCCGTAAGGGTGGCACCACACGTCGTAAGGACGTTCATCGCGAAATCAACAGCGAAGCTGGATTCTTGAAAGAGCGTACGCTTGTCTCGAAGCTCACCTGGGATAAATTTCCTGGCAATATAGACGACTTCTGTGAGACAGTATTCGGCACCGATGCTCAGGGTCAGTTCCCTCTCTCCTCACAGGCTGTAGAGGCAATCCTCAAGGACTATGCCGACAACCTTGCTGCTAACTTGTGGTTCGGCGACATCTCTCTTGATAATGGCGACGACTCAGTTCCTGCTCGCGATCAGCAAATGGCTCTCTACGACGGTTTCCACACTTGCATCAAGCACGACATCGAGGACGGTCTTATCTCAGAGGCTAATGGCAACCTCGTTCCTTGCGAGGCTATCTCGACTCCTGTCAACAGCGACGATTCTACTCCTTATGACAACTTTATAAAGTGGCACGCCAAGTGGGACGAGCGTCTTCGCAAGGTTCCTACACGTGTTTACATGAATGAGGCAACTGCCATGAACATTGCTGCAGGTTATGCTAACAAGTTCCACGGCAACTTCCGTGTAGAGTATAACCAGGGCGACAACTTCAAGCTGCCGGGTCTCTCTAAGGTTACTATCTGTCCTATTGCCAACTTCGGCGAAGGCGACCGTATGTACGCAACCATCGACAAGAACTTTGTCTACGGTGTTGACACACTCAGCAACCAGCAGTATGTAAGTGTTCGACTCGGCTCCGACCGAGATCACAGAGACCTGTCTTTCCAAATTCAATCAATTCAGGGATCAGGAATACGCAGCTATTTGCGTAGCGCTCTGGCTATCAGCGACGGTAATCTCGTTGCTCCTGAGTATGTAGCCGGTGACTACGACAACACTATGCTCGTGATTACCCCTGTTGGCGATGACGGTCAGAAGCCGGACGGTACTGTGAAGGTGAACGGAACACCTTACACCAAGCCGATTGAAACCGCTCCTAACCAGATTCTCTCTCTTGAGGCAGCCGATGGCACTAACTATAAGTTTACAGGTTGGAGCAACGGTAAGACCGAGAAGAAGATCCAGCTTACCGCTTCCGGCACGAACATGGGATTGACAGCCTTCTTCAAGAAGAACGGTTAACCCCTAACGGAGTTTCTTTCACTCTATATTTTCAGGGCGACGGTCGTGGCTGACCTGGCTGAATACGCTAGCCCGTCGCCCTTCTTTTTAATCAACAACACAACAACACAAAAACATTAAATATTATGGCAGTAACATGTCCCCAGCTCGTTGATGTGCTCAACGAAGACGAGTGCCTGGAGAACCTCGCAGGTCTTGGCACTGATATTTACATCGGACTGAAGAGCGAGCTCACTACTCCTCTTGTTGCGACCGATAACAGTTATTCGACCCCTGCCTTTGCGGTTGGAAAGGGTCTATATAAAGTGCAGTGTGCCGATGAGAAGCAGCAGATCAAGGGTTCATCTCTTGGTCGTCGCAAGGGCTTTGAACTCACCTGTACTTTCGTAGTAGACTCCGTTAATCCTGCGGCAGGTAAGTTGGCGCGTGCAATCAACAACAACGACATCTTCATCATCGCCAAGGATGATGACGTTTCGCAGATTATCTACGACCAAAGCCGTAAGGTGAAGTTTGACTCTGGTGCTATCACTACCGACACTGGCGCAGCCGCCAGCGACGACCGTATCACCACCTACGAAGCCAAACTCTCTCCAGTGTATTATCCGAACCTCTACGTAGCGGAGCCTGAGACTGGCGGTTGGGACTCGCTCCTTGCGTCAGCAAAAAAAGAGTAAGCGATATTGACAAACAGAGCGAAAGCAATATCGCAAAAGAAGCGCTCGACAATGCCGATCCTTCTTTCTTCGGCACAAGTGACGAAAAAAAAGAAACAACGGCAAAGAAGAGCGTAAAATGATCGCTCACGGTTAAAAATCTTCAAAGTCATATTTCTCCGCATTTGTCAATCTTTAATAAAAAGATGGGCAAATGCGGTTTTTTATTTGTATGGATGCGGAAATTTTCCGATTATTTCCGTATCTGTGTAAACCGTATTTTTTATTCTTCGCCCATAAGCTATTTTTACTATTTATTTTAGAATTAGCATTTTTAATAACAAAATGCAATATAATATTATATTTTTGTGCTAATTTTGTAATTAGAAAAGCTTTTTTGATTACATTGTTGTAAACGTAGAATAACTAAAAATATAGAGCTTATGGAACTAAGACATTTACGCTCCTTTGTTTATGTTGCCGAAACAAAGTCGTTTAGTACGGCTGCCACACGTTGTTGCGTCACCCAGTCGGCGGTAAGCTAGCACATTCGTGCCCTGGAGGACGAGTTGGGCTGCAAACTGCTTATCCGCACATCACACGGCATTATGCTTACTGAAAGTGGCGAAGCCCTGTTGCCTCGTGCCAAAGAAATTCTGAAGCAGACCGAGGACTGCAAAGAGCAAATCAATGCTCTCAACAACTGCATGACCGGCGAATTGCGCATAGGTGTAGGCTCTTTTATTGCTCCGTATGTCCGCATGGCAGCATTGATATTTATGGAGAGATACCCCAACGTGCGTATCAATGCTGACTTTACCAAAGCATACATTCTTAATCAATCGCTAAAGGCGCACATGTTAGACCTTGCTTTCACCATGAATATGGCATACCGTCACGAAGGAATAGAGACGAGACCCTGCATACCTTTTAATGTATATGCTATTATGCGCGACACCCATCCGCTTGCCTCATTTTCAAAGGTGTCGTATGAGGACATTCTGAAGCACCCCATCATCATGCCCGACGTAGGCGAGCGTGCCATTGAGACCTTTCAGCAAAACATACAGCGTGACCTATACAAGCTCAATATCAAGTGTATCATCAGCGACCCCGACGAAGCCCTTGCCTCGGTCGAACAAACCAGGTATGTAACGTTCATGCCTAAGCTCTACCTGCGCAACCACCCTACCCTTGTGGCACGTCCCGTTGTCGGACTCGAACAACAGTTGATGAGCAACGCCCACTGGATGCAGGACGTTCCTAAGAAGCGAGCCGCACAATTATTTCTCGACATCATTCGCGATGAAGTGGTGCCATACATTTCTGTAGCCGAAGAGTCGCAAGGGAAGTTTACACCGCCACCCCGATAGTCATTAGAATTTCTTATACCGTACCGAGCCTCACGTTAGCAGCGTGAGGCTTTTTTATTTTAGTATTAGCTGAAATTATACGTTATTCCACAGCAAGAACACTTAATAAGAAACTCTTCTCTCCCACCACTTTCTCCCCTACCTTTGCAACAAGTTCAATAATGAACGAAACCAACCAAACACAAACAACTATGCAGATTAAAACTAATGATGGCAACTATGATGTTGCCAGCAAGGGACTCGGCAACACATCCTTAGGTCTCGGCATCGCAGGCTTGGCAACGAGCCTATTGGGAGGCAGCGCCTCGCTTCTGGGCATCGGAAGAAACAACGGCATGACAGCCAATCCTACCGACCCTGACGCGCGTTTCGTAACTAAGAGTGAGACTAACCTTATTCAGGAGAACAGCACTCTGAAGACCGAACTTGCCATTCAGAAGAGCGAGAACTACACCGACAAGAAGCTCGTGGAAGTGACACAGTATCTCGACACGAAGCTGCGCCGTGTGGAAGACAAGGTAGACGCAAACAAGGATGCACAGCAAGCCATCAACGCACAGCAGATGGCATACAATGCGGCAGCTAACGCCAGCATCGACGTGCTCAAGTCGCAGGTGGCATCTTTGTCGAGCGTAACCAAGCTGTTCATCCCTTCCACCAACGTATGCCAGACAGGTTGCGGTTGCGGATGCAATCAGTAAGTGAACGTAGTAATCCAGTTTTATATATATAAATATGGAATACAAAAACTCACAAATCTTGGCGGCAGTCGTGTCCGAATGGGCACGACCCGCCATTTCGCAGATAGCCGCAGGCAACCTCATGCGCCTACCCATGCTTCAGTCTCTGCAAGCCACCATCGGCTCGTTAGGCATCGTCAGTGGCAACTATGCCCTACAGAAAGACATAGAACCACTCATCCAGCCCATCGTCAACTCGCTCATTACGCCTATGCTTGCCCGATATTTCGGTCAGATACCCGAAGAGAGCATACCACAGATGGCACACGACATCGTGGAGAAGATGCGCGACAACGGATCGCTGTCGGTGCTCGAAGGCATGGTGACATTTGAGGAAGAAGACCTCACCGAGCTTGCCGATCTTCTTGACAAGAACCTACCCGTAGGGCAGACGCAAGGCTATCAGGTAAAACATTAAACAGAGTAACAAACCCAGCGGCGGCAAGCATCGTCGCTATAATAAAACAGAAACGATTATGAACAAACGTACCATTCCAGCTATCATCATAGCCACACTTGCGGCAGGCGCAACCGCCGCAGCACCCTATTATGATGTCAACATCACACAGCAGCTCTGCACACCGGCTTGCGTAGACGAGACTCCCGTGTTCGCTCCGAAGTTCTCCGTCAAGAGCATTGCCAACGTAGGCACATCACAGTATATCATCGTCATTCACGTTGAGGGCGTAATAAGCTACATCCCATGCAACTGCGGCTCGTGCTGCACACGCTCACAAGTGGTGTCGCAAGACTTCACCATTCCTGTGTTCAGCGCCACCGCCATCAATTCGGCAAACATAGCAGTGGGAACCGTCCAGAACGGCATTGCACGCATATCGTGCTGCAACTGTTCCAAGACTTTCGTTTCCGACTGCCCCGTAACGCTCACCCTTGTAACTACATAAAGCCATGATAGTTCTGATAGCTATAGCCACCATGATAGCCGCCACGCTCGCCCAACACCTCGGACTGGCCGAAGCCATTGCCCATGTGGTTGACAAGGTGGCATCATGCCCTCAGTGTTTCACTTTTTGGGTTACAATGTCGGCATTGCTCTACCTCGGCCACGATGTCTACACATCGACGCTGGCGGCTATTGTGATGGCATATCTGTCAAACTGGTTTGTGTTGTTGCTGCTTATCCTTCAACGAAAATTTACGAAGCTATATGAAAAAGAAAGACACACCACCGACCGCCTCGACCACTGAGGCAAAGGTAGAAAGCAAGCCCCAAGCGCAAACTTTCTTTCCAACGTTGCACATCTCTGCACAAAAAGCATTGCTTATCCCACATTTTCGGGGCATTTGCCCTACATGTTAAACATATAAAAACTCAAACAAAATGAATTACAAACAGATGATTGAACAGGCTCGTGCCAATGGTATGGCTACCGAGAAGAAGATGTGGGCAGCAGTAGAAACGCTCTCTACCGACCTCCTTGCGCTCGAACAGACCGACCCTAAACTCTACTGGCACATATTGCGCCGCCAGCACGCCGTTCTCTACGGCCGGCACTATTCTGAGAAGATGGCTAACCACGATGTGAACGCTCTTGTCTATAGCGGCATGTACGATGAAGAGGGTATGCCCACTGGCGGCGGCGCACATTGGACTCGTATCAAGGTAGACGAGATGACTAAGGGCATGAAATTTCACGCTAACGTCAACGCATGGGACAAATATGTCGCCTTCAACTCTATGTATGCCGACCTTGGCGCTTGCATGAACGAAGAGGAGATAATCAAAGCCGCCTACGCCTTCTACTTCTGTGATGACGATTGGCAGCCCTGCGAAGACGACTGCACTAAGGTATGGGACTATAACGCCCTACACGCCACCCTTTAATTTTTTGAATTTTACATTTGTTTTCTTCAAGCCACTTTGCGCCAATTACATAAATCGCAGAGTGGCTTCATTTGTATCTTCACCTTATACGCTCCTCTACCATGTCCGCCCCACCAAATTAAAAACTCTTACATTTGCCTATGAAAGAAACCCGAAAATTATGACACAACGAAACATCAACCTAACGTTGCCCCGCTCATGGAACGAGTGTAGCACCGAACAGTTGGAGCTCATCTCCCGCATTATGCTTGAGCAGATAGAGCGAGTCGACCGTTATCATCCCTTCGACATGCGCAATGTCAAGATAGCGTGCTTCTTTGTCCTGTCGGGCATAGAGATAGTGGAAGGCATAGACAAGTCGAAACCTCTTGAAGAGCAACACTACACTTGCCGACTCTCCCTCCCGAGTCGTCGCAACCGTTTTTTCCGTCGCAAGCAGGAGGAAGAAACCTTCCCTCTCTACCTATGGGAGCTCAACTACTGGCTAACGCCAAAGCCGAAGACCAATGACCGTAACTCGGCTGAGTATCTTGCCTCCGGTGCCGGACTGCTCGACTGGCTCGACAATGAGCGTGGTGCTCACCTCACTCGCTTTCCCTACCCCACCCTTCGCCTACGCAACAAGCGTGGTCTGCTACGTCGCAAGACCGACTATGAAGGTCCGGCGCAGGATATGGACGGATTCTCGTGGCAGCAATATCGCTTTGCCTCCAATCTCATGGGACAATACACCTCGCTCGCCAACAATCTTGTCAAGATGAAGCAGATGGGTAAGTTCACGGCCGAGCAGATAGCACTGCAAGCTGACAGCGTAGACCAGGCACGTTCTATGTTCCTCGCCACCATCTTCAACCGTCGCATCGACTTCATCGACACCAACACCAACATGAAGGTGCACGATTTCCATTACGACACCCGCCAGTTCGACACCCAAGCCCCACTCTTCCGTCATTTCCCCGATCACCGCTGGCAACCCATCCTCTTCTGGTGGACCGGCATGATGCACACCCTCTCACGGCGTTATCCCCATGTATTCAAGGTGCAGAAGCTCGACCGCACGCAGCCACCCTCCACCCCACTTGAGATATACACCGCCACCATCGCCACCATGCAGAAATACGCCTCGCTCACTGAAGACCAGGTGAACAATCAGTCGTATTCGCTTGTGCTGGAGCATTTGGAACGACTCTCGAAGGAGAATGAGGAGATGGAGAAGATTCGCAAGGCGAAGTGAAAAGGGAAAAGCGAAAAGTGAAAAATCCAATGGATTATTAACGAAAATATAGAGTATGCAAAAGATTATGTTCAATGACAAGTACGGACTGACTGATGCGGTGCTTGCAAAGCGAAAGACGCAGACAAGGCGAATTATCACCAACAAGGAGATGCTTGAGATTATCAAAAAATTCGACTACCCTTCTTCGTTCTTTCTTTCTACGACCGTTTCTTTCTCAATCCAGATTTGAGAAAAAGATTTCTCAATAATCGTAGAGTGATGCGCTATCAAGAGAACGAGACCGTAGCTATTGCGCAATCGTATAAAGATATTCATGCCGAGATACTAAGAGAAATTGGTGATTTGGAGCTAAAGAAAGAATTTCTGCAATCTAAAGGATATACAAACAAGATGTTCGTAAGGGCAGAGAAAATGCCTCATTCTATTAGAATTACCAATATTCGCATTGAGCGTTTGCAAGACATTAGCGAAGAAGACTGTCTGAAAGAAGGTATTTGGCATGACGATAACGTATGGCTTGAAGGCGTGACATATTGTTACAGGTGCTTGACGAATGGTTCATACAGGACTGCGAGAGAAGCCTACGCCTCCCTTATCAACCGTATCTCTGGCAAAGGCACTTGGGAGAGCAATCCTTATGTATTTGTTTATGATTTTGAACTAATAGAGTAGTTTATGTATATAAAAATAAACCGTTGCAATCGTCCCGACTGCGTAAAAGTAACAAACAATAACGTTACTATAACTGACCTTTTTTCGACTATAAAAGATGCGTTGAAATATTTTGAGAAGCTTGATTGTAATGCCGTAATGTTGAATTTGGAGGATTTAAACGGAACAAAGTAAAGTATAACGAAAATGTAGAGGACAATGAAGATACATAAAGAAAGACAATACATCGTGACCGTCAATTGGGAATATGTTCGTCAATTGTATAAGCATCAGGCTGGAGAGAAGAAGTCGCAGAAAGAGGTTCTTCGCGTAGTAATGAAAGATATAGACGATTTTCTTGAAGGCAAGATAAAGTGGATAGCCCGTTTAATCTTGCCCGACGGATCGCCATCGTTCACCATTACGCCACTTGTGCAGCATAACCTGCAAGAACGACGCAAGGCGAAGCGAAGAAAGAGATAATTAACTAAAATATAGAGAACAATGAGAACAATTAAGTTTAAGGCAAAGAGAAAATGTAAGGAACAATGGGTCTCAGGTGATTTGGCCCATTCTCTTGATGGTAAATTAAACATATTGGGATTTGTTGAAGAAGAAGGCAAAATTGGTTTCACTGGGGCACATCCAATCGACCCCATCACCGTCTGCCAGTTCACTGGCTTCCACGACAAGAACGGTAAGGAGGTTTATGAGGGCGACGTGTTGCGGTCCGACATCTATCCGTTCAGTTGTACCGAAGACAACAAGTATGACAATTATTACGGCGCGATAGGCTGGAGCGAGGAAGATGCGTCATTCTATATCGTGGCTATCAAGAACCCTAAGTCGTCCGTCAGAGGTATTTCCGACGGCATCTGCGATACCATTTCGCAAAAGAAGATGCAAGACTTCGAGGTTTTAGGCAACATCCATGACCCCGAATGGAAGCAATACTGCGAGTACTTTCAAGAGGAAGATAAGGAGGAAAGCGATGATTAAACCGGAAGATTTAAGAATAGGCGACCTGGTAATAGTAAGCCGCGATTGCGCATTTCCGAAAGGCACAATGTGCACTGTAACTCAGATATTCCCCGAACGCGGCCATGAGGACAAGAAAGGAGTCGCTACTCTAAGCTATACCGATGACACCGACGACGGTCCTTGGGGTGCTTGGTGTTGCAATATTGAAGGCATACCCATCTCCCCCGAAATACTTAACAAGAACGGTTTTAAAGAAGAAATCGTTGGCGAATACTATACAAAGCCTATTGAAAACGAGGAATATCGTCTTGCGAGATATTTGGCAGTAGAGCTACAAAGTGGCAATTGGGCCGTTTTCATAAGGTATTATAGATTGCCCGACCTGGTTCTGATACGCCACATTCAACACGTTCACGAGCTCCAACATATTCTTTGGGCATTGGGCTTGGATGCAGAACTAAAAATATAAACGAGATATGAAATTTTATATTATTAATTTTATGATGGCATCACTTCAGGTAGCCTTCATTGTGATGAAACTCTGCGGAGCAATCAGTTGGTCATGGTGGTTAGTTATGCTGCCAATGCTCTTATTTGTTGTGTTTATCATCCTCGCACTCTTTCTTTACGTTTTTGTAAAGGTGCATAAGTCGCGCCAGCTCATCAAGCAGTATGGTACCGACAACAAGCGTGCTATTCGCTTAAAAAAGATGCAGCAGGAAAGGGAGAAGTTGGAGCGAGAAAGTAATAATGTATTCACAAAAAATTAGAATAACAATGACAAGAGAAGAAGCAAAAGAACTGCTGCCTATTATACAGGCATTTGCTGAAGGTAAAACTATACAGGTACAAGAAGATATTAATTGGTGCTATCTGGGCAATAATGCTGATTTTAATCTTAGTCCGCAAAGATACCGCATCAAAGCCGAACCTAAGTACCGTTCATTCGAGAACAAAGAAGAGTGCTGGCAGGAGATGCAGAAGCACCAGCCGTTCGGTTGGATAAAATGCAAAGAAGGTTATTTTAATATCGTTTCTGTTGACGACGTATATGTAGGCTTGGCAGATAAGGATGGTAGCTCCATCTTGCTGGCTTCAAAAAATAGCTATCAAGACAACACTTTCGCCGACGGAACACCTTTTGGCATTAGGGAGAATTTCTAATAGAGTAAAGACGAGTAGCGTATGGTAGTAAATACAAAAGAACGTACTGTCGAGTTCACAATTTCGTTTGATTCGGCAAATTTAGAGAAAGTGGATGGAGGATATTATATCCATGGCGCAAGTATTCATTTGGCAAGAAAACGTCAGCATAGACACGAGAATCCGTCTGCGGCTAAAAGACGAACGCGTAAGCAAAAAAAAACAATCTCTTAAAGAGTATTTGAAATTGCGCTATAAATGGTAGATGTTTAATTATAATAACGGATTAATAGAGTATTCCCCATGAGCTTCCGCAATACCAAGACACCACTTAAGCCCACCACTACAGCCAAGTGGCAGGTGCCCAAGCGACCGCATCCAGGAAAGAGCGTGCTGGAGTATTACCTTGAGGGCGAGCTGAAGGAGCGTTTCTGCAAGCTCTTCCCCAAAAACTCCAACCGCCGCATGATGACGTGGTTCGGCATATCCTACTTCGTTCTGCACCGCTTCCGTCGCGAGTTAGGGCTCGAAAAGGATATGCGCACCATACGCAAGCAGCAATCCAAAGACGTGAAGAATACATGCGAGCGCAACGGCTATTACGACTCCATACGTGGCAAAGTGCCCTCCGAGGCTTGCATGGAAGGAGCACGAAAGCTGAGAGCCGAAGGTTTCCATCCGATGAAGCAACTTAAAGCCAACAATCCGCGGAAATACAAGCGGGTGTTGCGCAAGAAGAGCGAGCAGCGCAAGGAGCTATGGCACAAGGAACGTCTGCGTGCTACTTACGGACTGGAGCGCAAGACCGACCTCCGCATCCCTATCATCCCGCTATCGCGCAAGGCTTCGAGCCAAAAACACGCCATGATAAGGGCCTGCGACTACTTTGCCGACCCATTAGGCGACCCTCACATCATCTGCTACGACAGCGAGACACAACGGTCAGCACGACGCGAAGCAACGGCCGCAAGGCATGGGTTGAAAGTGGTGAAAGCGGATGAATAGATTACTCAGACTGCATAATGATTGAATATGACTGATCCTCACTACAAGCGCGGCACTATCCGCAAGGATGGCAAGCTGTATGGCCGCTATCCCGACGGATCGCTCTATCGCATCTACTCCACCACCGACCGACCGTTCCTTCAGTTGGTGGACCAAGAAGGCGAGACGTTCCTTCGCATACGCCAAGCTACGGAACTGGGCTACACCGACGTCCCCTGCCCTGGAGCTGCCGACCTAAGTTATCCGTCTTCGGCTCTGAGGCGCAGTCGCACAGTCGGGAGGGGTAAGCTCGTAAACGCACTGACCGCAGCAAGTGGCGGAATATGCGTGTTTGTTGAATTATAAAAGGAGAAATAAATTATGAGTTACAATACAACGAAGATAACCGTATTTAACGACGAAAAGGGAAAAGATGAAGACGTAAAACTCTACTACTCTACCATTACCGACAATGTAGGTATCACCTGTGGAGAGCAAAACGTATTTCTTACTCAAAATCAATTCGAGGCTTTGGCTTATCTTATGAGGAGATGTTTCTATACAAGAGATATGTTGGAAAAAATGCAGGTAGCCATCAATCGTTGCGAGTGCCCTTATAACGTTTTTTCTTCTCACGGTGAAAAGACTTGGGAATTGTTGGTTGAAAAGGATTGATATGATGAATCTTGACTTCTACCAATATCCTCGTGGCAATAACGATGGAGGTAGATTAGACACTGACGTTTGCCCAACCGTGACAATCAACGCATGGCAGCAGAATGTATTTTTGATTGAAGAATATGACTAACGTATGCTTAGAGCAAAAGCTATATCCATAATGGTAAAGAAAGTAGAGCAGACCGCTATATTTCAGAACATGCAAACTAAAGGTCTGATAACCCCTCGTTCACTACACAGCGAATGTTTTACCCTTACGTCTGCAATGGGATTAGGGGGAGGACAAACACCAATAATAGTTAAGGTATATGACTAACATCATAATTTTTCAGCGTTGTGGCGACCGCGACAAGGAAGCCTATTCGTTCTGCTGGTGTAGTGTTTACACCATCCCTGCCAACCCAATGAGCGACCGCATACAAAGAGCAATTTTAGAATATATATAACAATGATTACAAAACTCAATTTCACCGACCGCACCATCAAGAGCTATGCCATTCGCAAGCTCACACCTAAGGAGTGTTTTCGTCTGATGGGCGTTCGCGACAACGTAATTTCCGTTATGCAGATGACGGTGACTTCTGTAATACAACGCATGAAAAGCGTTTTAGGCAAATGTTTTCCCACTGTACGGTTTGACAGAATTAAAAACAAGGAAGACGTGATGCTGATTTCTGCCTCACAGCAGTACAAGCAAGCCGGCAACAGCATCGTGGTGGACGTGTTGGCCCACATCTACGAGCAGCTTTTCTAACCTGCACCCCCCAAGCCACGCCCCAACAAGCAGCTCTCTCTCTTCGACGACCTCGAAGACACCCTGCCCGATCTGCCTACCACCACCGCCGACAAGAACGAGGAAAAGATATTCCTCACCACGTTCTCCGGCTACGACTCGCAGCTCATGGCAGCCGACGTGCTACGGGAGTGGCATCCCGATTTTCGATGGACGTGCAAGGGATGGAGCGACATCGACAAATACGCCTGTCAGATGCACAACCTCGTCTTCCCGCAGTTTGCCGACTGCGCCCTGGGCGACATCACTAAGATAGACTGACATAAAGTGAAGGACTCGCTCCAAGGACGCGAAGTGGACCTCTTCACCTACTCCTCGCCCTGCCAGGACATCAGTCAGGCTGGCAAGCAGATGGGCCTGCAGGATGGCAGCGACACCCGAAGCGCACTGCTTTGGCGTGTAGCGGATGCCGTGGAGGTGCTTCGCCCGAAGTATCTCTTGCAGGAGAACGTGGCAGCACTGGTAAGCAAGAAATTCATGCCCGACTTCCAGAAGTGGCTCGACAAACTCTCGTCGCTCGGCTATGTGAGCCGTTGGGCGCGACTCAACGCCAAGAACTACGGTGTGCCGCAGAACCGTGACCGTGTGTTCTGTCTCTCCATGCGCCGAGACGTAGCCTTCGACTATCAGTTTCCCGAACCTTTCGAGCTGCTTACTCGACTGGAAGACGTGCTGGAAGATGAAGTGTCCGACCGCTATTTCCTCAAGGACGATGCCGTAAGCAAGTTCCTCAAGGCCAACGAATCGGACAATGCCCTATTCGTGCAGTTTGACCTACCACCGACACATGAGGCGGCAATGTTCCTCAAGACGCTCCTTTGTGATTTCATGGAAGTTGAAGGCGTGTGGAAGATGGCTATTTCTGATGCTGAACGAAAGATAGAGGTAAATCGTAAGAACGTCGTTGATTCGTGGCAGAACTGGCTGACCGACCGAGATTTTTTCAGTAAGACTTTTCAGTCGGAGTTTGAACGGAATATGGAGAGGAAGAAGGATGAGAACTGACAACCCACCCGACCGTGTAATCCGTATCATAGCTGATATGATTGGGGGGGGGTAGGTTGCTCACCTGCCCTGCCTCGATGTTCAGCGCAGAACGTTTCAATGGAGCATTTCACGGCATTGCAATAACCATCATGTCGCGCACCGATTGCAGCGACGTATTCTTTGTAGCAGTAGAATTATGAACAACCCTCGCCCCATCGTCCTCGGCTCCTACAGCCCCTTGCAGAACGGCATCATCGTGTCGCCACACGGCATAGCCCTGTGTATAGCTGGGGGAGGTCAGGGTCACGACGTGGATAAACCGAAAATATTGATAGAGTATGATTAACCGTTCCGTCCTCGTCCACTACCGCACCGAGGAAGCCAAAGCCTTCCGTCGTGAGCATGGCGACCGGGGAGGGTGCAAATATGGCGACAAGTATCATCGCCCAGCCCCATGGCCGTGGAGCAATTCGATCACAACAGTAACAAAAGACAACCTCCTATGCTTAACATTCATCTGATACACGAAGCCAGAACCGAACACGCGAAAACCGTGCGTCGTTTAACAGGTACTAACGGCTTCCGTGATAAGGAATGGCTTCTGCGTCAAGGATGTCTGATGCAATGTATAGGTACGTTTCTCACTACAGACAATCTGATTGCGATATGCTACGAATAAGAATAGCAGCTTTCCGAGGTCGTCCTTTGAATGGTGATGTTTACTCCAACATTCAGTGTATGGAGATAAATGGGTGGGGTACAACCAACGCCCTCACCTCAGTAGGCAAAGACAACATTGTATTGATAACGTATGATTAAACAAATCCCTTTCGTGCAACGCACATCACAGTTTTGCCCACGTCAAGGGTATTCCACGGCATTGTCTGCACGCTACGACGGATGGGCAGGTCTCTTTGGAGAGAACCACGGACAGCACACAATGGTATTGATAGAATATGACTGACAAGTATTACATCGGATGGGTACGCAGCGGCAAGGACGGCAAGGGCCTCGTAAAGTACCGACCGCGTAAGCGGATAGCCAATGCCGTGACGACAATGGTCGGTAGAGGTATTGCTGACCCTCGCGACGGACTTGGCAACACCACACCGCATATAGTATATAAATTTGAATAAGACATGAAACTAAGAATAATTCCAATGGAGACCTATGACGGTTGCATCCCCGTAATCGTTTATATGGTTCAGAAATATATCGGAGGCAGTATCTTCGGCAAATGGGTTAATATCAAAGGATTTTCCGACAAGAAAAAGGCAGTGGCACTAATGTCACTATTGAATTGTTAAAACAAACATAAAACAATAAAAACAATGAAAACAGAAGAGATCAAGCCTGGCGACATTCTTTACGACGAAGAGCGAAAGATTTTGGTAAAAGTGGCGCGAGTAGATGAAGACGGATTAGTGAAGTATTCGGCATATACCGACATGCAAAGAATATTCAAGACTGTACCTCCACCCTATCGCATAGGCACTCGCACAGCCGATGCCTTTGTTCTGGCTACCAACGAGCAGCGCAAGTATATGGAAAGACAACTGGCAGTGTGCAGGTATGTAAACCTGCCTAAGAACAACCGTATGGAGACGCTTGCCTACATCATCGCCGACTTGAAGGCAGAGAACATTGAGCTTGAGCAGCGTGTGCATCAGCTCATGGACGACTACAACGAGATAGTCCGCCAGTTGCGCGGTAAGGAGAAACGCAAGGATGAAGACCCGTCAAAGCAGACGCTCGGTGATATGCTCAAGATGCGCGACCATTGCAATAAACTGGAAAGAATGAATGGAGAGCTGGAGCGTTTTGCAAAGGCAATCCATTCCTTTGTGAAGGATTTAAACATCTACATGGAAAAAGGAGCGTTATGTGGCTATAAGCCAGGCCATCCCCCTGTGTGTGCTACGGCCTGTTTGGAATGTGACTCATGCTTGGGCATTATTGATGGCTGCGGCGTTATCTGCCAACAGCTTCTTTTGGCTTTGAAGTTTGACACTAAAAAATGATGGCTGACACCACACGCACCATCGTAGTCGGCATAATGCAGACACCACCCTACGACCGTATGTTTGAGCAGAGCCGCCGCGTGTATTCCGCAAAAGGAATATCGCCCACGCTGCATACGCAAGGGGGGGGTGGTCAAGAGATAAAGGTATTAATAGAACTATAAAAATATTGAACATGAGAAAATTTGTGATAAAGGCATTGCGAAACTATGGCTACCGTTTTCTTGATAAAAAGAGCGGTTACTACACTTTTGGCAAACCGCTTGGCTACGGCATCCTTCGTGCGGATGTGCGCGAGGGTGGAAACTCCGTAAGTGTCATGCTGATTGTTAAAGGAAACAAGAAGGATGGCAAACGCCCTAATCTGATATGGCAGCAGACGATCCAGGCCTTTATGGAAGAACATGACGAACAGAAGATGTACGAGGCGTTTGTGCGAGCCGTTGCCGACTGTGAGGCAGACATCTTCTCCAAAGCGCCTATTGCTTGGTTGCAGAACCGAGACGTGAGATACGACTTCGAGGAGAATGTCCGTATCGAGTAAAAGGAATAATCTACATTTGCACAAGCATACGAAGAACAAGGGATGGCCACAGTCGTCTGACTAAACAAAACTGCGTAACATTTCAACTATGATACAACATCAACACTGGGAAGACTCTATTCGCATACTCGTCACCGACGAGCAGCATCATGGCAGCATACAGGCGTTTATTCCTCACCGCACCGAAGACAAGCCTTTGGATGGCGCAGCGGATGCTCTCATCTACTCGCTGTGGGTGGACGAAGCTCACCGCGGCCATGAGGTGGCAAAACACCTGATGGAGGCAGTAGAAAAAGAGCTGAAGCGTTGCGGCGTAGAGATCGTCGCAATCTCGTGGGACGGACGCGACTCTCCCCTATGGGTGTTGCATTGGTACGAAAGGTTGGGTTACGAAGAAAAGGCGTTAGGCCATCAATGCAGCACGCTTCTCAAACGGCTGTAAGGTACGCAACCGCAGAAAGGTGTTTCAATAAAAGAAATTCATTCCGAAGGCCAAGGGACCGTAATCAGTGTGCCGCATGTCGCCACTCCGTAAAACGTAACTAACGGGTTCTGGTGCAGACGAGCGAGACGAAGGAAAACGTTATAACCACTGCATATTTTTATTTTTACGAATTTATAGACTAAGAAACAACGTAATTTATGAAAACAAAGAACATTGTCATGGCTTCCATCCTGCTTGTGGTAGCCATTATGGTAGGCTCACTGGTAGCCACCTACTTCAGTTACAACAACCGCGAGATTGCGCTGCGCCAACAGGCAGAGGCACAGCGTGGAAAGATTGAGGGCGTTCACGACAAGATGTGGAAAATCATCCAGCAGAAGGCGCAGGTTACGGACGAGTACAAGCAGACCTTCGAGAAGATTTATCCGCAGCTTATTGCTGGACGTTATCAGAACGACAAGGGCACGATGATGAAGTGGATTAAGGAGAGCAATCCCAACTTCAATGTATCGCTCTACCGCGACCTCATGCAGTCTATCGAGATACAGCGCACCGAGTTTCAGACCTCGCAAGAACGTATGCTTGACATCATCCGCGAACACGAAACGCTTACTCGCACCTACCCTGCCCGATGGTTTGTGTCGAACACCATGCCAATCGAATACAAGGTTATCTCTTCGTCGCGCTCCAAGGAAGTGATGGATGCAGGCGAGGACAACGACGTGGATTTGTTCGGCAAGAAATAATATAGGCTTATGGAACTATTCGTTTTTCTTATTCCCTTCTTTGTGTCGGCAGTGTTGCTGCTGTTCTTCCGCAAGCAAACAACATGGTGGGAACACGCCATACTTATCATCCCCTCGCTCCTTGTGGGCGCAGCGATGATATGGGTGTTTGAACGTGTCGAGTCGAGCGATACGGAATACCTGGGCAGCTACGTCACGAAGATACGCTATTACGAGCCGTGGAATGAGCAGGAGGAGCATACCGAAACCTACACCGACGACAAAGGCGAGAGTCACACCCGAACCTATTACACCACGGTGAACCACCCCGAACGTTGGACCTACTACGACCATTCGGGACGTGAGCGAAAGTGTTCCAATGAAGACTTTTCGGCTATGAAGCGTCGATTGTCGGTGGCTTCGGTGTTTGTGGATATGCACCGCCACTATTACACTCGTGATGGCGATGCGTATGAATACCGATGGAACGGTCAAACAGCTACGCTCTATTCCGTTACCCGTGAACATGAATACGAGAATAAGGTGAAGGCTTCGCGCTCGGTGTTCAAATTTGAGGACATCAGCGAAAAGGAGGCTCGCCGACTTGGTTTGCACGATTATCCCAATATACGGTTTTGCGACCAGTCGCCTATCATCGGAGCAAAGTTCTCTGCCCGTCAGGAGCGAGCCATCCGCGTGCTCAACGCCCGATACGGACCGAAGAAGGAGTTTCGCATCTATCTGCTTTTCTATCGCAACAAGCCGCTATCCATTGCCGACCGACAACGCTCCTATTGGCAGGGAGGCAACAAGAACGAGCTTGTGGTGTGCGTAGGTCTTGACAGCCGTAACCGCGTGATGTGGAGCGATGCCTTCTCTTGGTGTGACTCGCCCGTGCTTGCCGTGAAGAGCCGCGACTGGTTTACGTCGCACCGACTTGACCTCTGCGCCTTTGCCTCGTACATCGAACCGATTGTGCAGAAGGAGTGGAAACGAAAGGAGTTTTCCGACTTCAAGTATCTTTCGGTAGAACTGAGCAACAAGGAGTATTGGGCCATCATTATCCTCATGCTCTTGCTCAACATCGGATTGAGCGTATGGGTGGTGAGGAACGGTTTTAGAAATTAGTAATAACAAAATAGAGAGAACAATGGAAACAATCTTATTGAAACTCTTCCTGTGCATGATGTGCGTGATAGTAGAAGTAAACCTTCTCTCCTGCCTCTTTTGGCTGTGGCGCGAGCTCTTTCGTACCTGGAGAGAGAAGAAGGCAAAGCGAAAGGAGGGATGCCCACAGCAGAAAAAAACTACATGGCTGCCGGAGCCGCCTGTGCTTCTCTCTCCGAAAGAGCGTCGCGAATATATGCTCAACCATATCGAGGACGGACGTTTTTATGCAATCTCCTCGCTCTGTCGCTCTGACACCACCATTGTATGCGCCAAGCGATACGATGCCGAAGAAGAACGGCTATATTGCTATGCCTACCTTTGGATAAGCGGAAATGGGCATTATAATCTACACGTCATCGACCCTCGCGACACGTCCCAGTCATGCAAATTTCTTGGTGGCAAGTCATTGCGCATTGACTTTGACATCAACCCTCGCTGCGTTGTCTTTGAAGAAGAAAACATCTCACCATACCTCACAGAGAGAGATTACAATGACATCGTGCAGAGCTTGCAAAAGGCTGGGTTCGACTGGAAGATTGAGAAGGGCAAGGAGAACGTATTGGGCTCTTACGAATATCTCTTGAAAGAAACAGGAACAAAATAACAAGCAACAATTTTATAAACAATTAAAATAAAACAATTATGAATTTTATTTTTTCAACAATCATCGTGACTCTCATCGTCATCACGCTTTTCTTGATCTTTGCCGTTTTTCTCAACAAGTTAGCATGGCAGCAAAAGGAGGTTTTCATTGAGAAGACTATTGAAAAGTTTTCAGAAATCTTTACGATTCGTTTTAATGATGCAATGGGGCGCTACAAGACTGGCCCGTGGTATCTCGTTGTATATACCCAGGAAAACAACCTCCCGATATGGATTTCAAACAACAATATCCGCAGCGTACACCCCGACCTAAAGAACCGCAAAATCATTATCAAGCAGTTTAATGGCGAGGATATGGTGATTGAGAACGTAGAGGACTACGAGTTGTGCCCTGCAAACGAATTGTGCGATTACGACATGTAGGCAGACACAACGCTTATCATATACATACGACTGAATGATTGATTAACACATTGAAAATTTAAATTTGTCAAGCCCTGTTGTCCGTGAGGATAGCAGGGCTTTTTGTTTATCCCTCTCCCCTAACCATGTCCGCCCCTTCTCCCCGTCTTTCCTTATATTTGCATCATACAACATTCTACAAAACACATATTCAACACAATGACAACAGTTAGCAACATCAGCGAGCTCCAACAGCGTAGTGAGGAGCTTCAGTCGCAAGGCTACGAGGCCGTTCTGCCTGGCGCGTTTTGTGCGCCCAAGCAGGGAGGCAGCAGTGTGTGTTCGTGGGGCGATTACGTTCACCAGAAGCTCACGGCTTCGGCCACCATGACCGGAGCGGAAGGCAATGCGGCAAGACGGGAGATTTCCGCCGTGTTCGGTTCGTCGGGCGGCGAGAACAAAGCCGTGCCGCATGGTGTGGGTACGCCCGACCTCGGTTTTATGGAGTGGGGCGTGGGCAACCATCTGCCTAACCTCGTGTATCTGCTCTCTAAGATGTCGCCCTTCACAGCAGCGGGAGTTGATTTCGTGAAGAAGATACTCGCTGGCCGTGGTCCCTCTCCCAAATACCACTACACGCAGTATGTAGGCGGCAACATCACCGAGAAGTATATTCCCTACTCCTCGGCTGGCATCCTGCTTCGCGGACAGATAGCCGACCTCAAGGCTAAGGAAGGCCAACTCTCTCAATCGGATAATCAGCTCTCTCAATCGGACAGCCAATCCTCAAAATTGGAAAACCAAATCTCAAAAACGGCGATCAATTCAGAGAATGGGGACAGCGAAGAGATGAAGTCGCTCAAGGCTGCATTGAAAGAATGGGAGCGCACCAATGAGGAGTTGCAAGAGTTTATCGAGAACAACGACCTTATGCGCACCTACCTCGAAATGGCAGGCGATATGTCGCTCATGTCGCAATGTTTCTGCGAGTTGCAGCTTAACCAACGCCAGTTGGACGAGAACGGTCGCCCCGTGCCTACGTCGCAGTGGACCCCGAAGATTGTCGGCATAAAGCCTCGCTCGGTGTTCACCACCCGACTGGAGCGCATGGATAGTCAGTATCGCATCAACTATGCCTATATGTCTAACCAGTGGCTCGACTCCACCCAGACGCTCACCGAAACCGACCGTCGCATTGCCGCCATACCTTATCTCGCAGCCGACACAGCCGTTTCAGACCTCAACCGACATGTGCGTGAGGCACGTCAGCAGCGTGTGAGCCGCAAGAACCGCCCCACACGCTTTATCATGTCGCCACGCGACTTCGGTGGCCCTTACTATGCCGATGCCCTTTGGCACAGCATCTTTGCCGGAAGCATCTTTGAGTATGCTTTTACTATTGTTGACGACCGACTCACTCGTAAACGCAACAGCAACATCATCGGTCGCGTGATTTACATTCATCAGGAATATCTCAAGCAACTCTACACCCAGCAGGGCGAGAATAAGAGCAAGACGATGGCCCAGATACAGCAGGAGGTGTTCACCGACATCAACCGCTGGCTGTCTAATCCTGACAATGCAGGTCAGGCTCTTATATCTGCCGTGTTCACCGGATTGGATGGCAAGGAGCATAAGGCGTGGGAGATTGTGGAGATTGAGAGCAAGGCCAACTCGCAAGCGCAAGCCGAGAAGACCGAGCTCCAGGAAATATCATCCATCATCTTCTTTGCCATGGGTTTGGACTCGAAGCTCATAGGCAATACCCCAGGCGACGCTACATCATCGGGCGGCACCGACCTTCGCGAGCGTTTCCTCGTAAAGCAAATTCAATTTGCGCCATTGCAGCAGCTCATGCTCCGACCGTTGGAGGTGATCTCACGTTTCAACGAATGGGACTCTCACTTAGTGTGGCAGATTGACCGCGAAGTGCTCACCACGCTGGATAACTCGAAGACGGGGGTTACGATGCAGGAATAGTAACGAATAAATGATATAGAGAATGATAGAACTGAATAAGATATATAATGAAGACTGCCTCGAAGGAATGAAAAGGATTCCGAACGGGAGCGTGGATTGCATTGTGTGCGATTTGCCGTATGAGGTTCTTAACAAAGGCAATGAAAAGGCACGATGGGATAACATTATCCCGATGGAGCCTCTATTCAAGGAATACTGGCGAATAGCAAAAACTAACGCTCCTATTATTCTCTTTGGTCAAGGAATGTTTACGGCACAGCTAATGATGGCAGAACCTGACACATGGCGATATAATTTAATTTGGCAAAAAGACCGACCAACAGGATTTCTCAATGCGAAGCGGATGCCTTTGCGGAGCCATGAGGATATTGCTGTGTTCTATCGTGCACTACCTACATACAATCCGCAGATGAGACAAGGCATCCCCTCTCACTCACGAGGGCATAAACACGGAAAGGCAAAGGGTAATGTCTGTTATGGCAATTATAATATTGAGACCTACTCAAAAGAAGTAACAACAGAGAAATATCCTATATCTGTATTGTTCTTCGACAAAGAAAAAAATCTTGATATGCACCCCACTCAAAAACCCGTAGCGCTTATTCAGTATCTCATTCGCACCTACTCCAACGAGGGCGACACCATATTAGATAACTGTATGGGCAGCGGAACTACGGCTGTGGCAGCTTTGCGTGAGAAGCGCAACTTCATTGGCTTTGAGCTCAACAAGGAGTATTACGACAAGGCTTGTAAGCGCATTAAGTTGGAGCAAGCGCAGCTCACGCTGTTCTGACAACTCAAAAATGGATATTTCCTAATCGTTTTGCCGATAATTCAAAATTCAAAACTCAAAATTCGCATGATACTATCAACCACAAAGGAGCTTCGGCTCCACATTCCCAGCAACGCCATCGACGAGATAAGTTCTCTTCAAGGCATACTCGACAACAGCGAGAAAGATTTTCTGCGCGACAAGTTGGGCGACTCGCTCTACAACCGATTGTGCGAGTATTATCAATCTGTTTCGCCCGATGATTTCTATATGTCAGTCAGCAACGGCGAACACACTCAGCAGCCCTGGATGCTACTCCTGCTTATGGCACAGCGCATGGTAACATACGATGCCATGTCGCGCTTCGCCTACACACAGGCTCTCTCTATCAATGGCACCGGCATCAACATGGCTTCAAGCGACGACTACGCTACGGCATCCAAAGACCTTCTCGACAAGGGCGTGCAGGGATATAAGCGCGAGGCGATGGTGTCGCTCAATCAGATGCTCGTAATGCTCGAAGGTTGGGCAAAGGATTGTGTTAAAAAACAGGCTTCTGACGTACAGAAAACAGCCGAAAGCGTACCGAATACCGACAATAGTGTACCGAAAACGGACGAAAGTGTGACTGAGATTGAGGAAATCACAAATCTATGGAAAGAGAGCACCTACTACTACCTTCACCACGACCTCCTTATTGCCACATGTGCCGACCTTCAGCACTACTTCGACATCTACGAGAGTCGTGAGAAGTTCATCCGTCTTCTGCCAGACCTTCACTTCATCCAGGACGAATACATCAGTGAGGCTATTGGCGAAGACACGGTGCAGCGTCTGCTTCACACCGACGACCCTGCCGACAAACCACTCCTTCGCAAGGTACGTCGCCTGATGGTGGCTCACCTCGAAGAGCGAACAACAATTCTCACTATTGACAAGGCACGTCGAGCTGCTGCCCACAACGAGGCCATTGCTCTACGCACCTCGGTGCTCCGCCTCATGGAAATGCGCCAGGCAGTGGATGCTGCCAACGCCACCCCTGACAAGCCCTCAACCAACACCACCGACTCAACAAGCAAAGGCTACGAGAACAACCAGCCAGACAGCAAGATATTCGTATCGCCACTGCTGTATTAGTTTCCCCAAAGACTTAATCCCCAAGGCTTAGAAAGGCCCAGTAAGGCCCAGTAAGGCTTAAAAATAAAAAAATTATGGAAGAAATAATCCGCATCCTAACCCCTGCCATCTCCGCCCGTATGCTTACCTCCGACCAGCGTGAAGCCTTCGAGCGCGGTCTTACTCTTCTTGAGCAGAACCCACAGGCAATGTCGTTCGTAAAGGAGAGTCGACGTTTCCGCGACTATCATCGTCGTGTGCGTCAGCTCCTCACCTATCTGCAAACTATGCAGACCTCACGCACGGAGATAAAGCGTCATGTCGGTCGCCCCACCCGTGAGGAGCAGGCGCTCTATGCCGAGCAGCAGAAGGAGAAGGCTCTTGAGGAAGCGCGTCGCTCGCTCTTCCCCGACCTGCAGCCCGACCTCACCTTGCAGCCTCTCACCTACGGCGGCATCGTAGCCAACCCCAACGGCGAGACCATTGCGTCCACCATGCCCAACCTCATGCAGCTCCGACCGTTCCTAACCGAACGTCTGCAAGAGCAGGTCAACACCGTGCGCTCCCTGCGCAATGAGATGGCAGCAAAGGCAGAGCAAGCCAAAACCATGACCGAAGCCAACGAGAAGGCTGGCAGACCTATCTACACCGAAGAAGAGATTGCCATCCTCGCCACCCGTGCCGTGAAGATAGAGAGCGACATCCTCCCTCGTATCTACATCAACGTTGACCGCGAAATTGGCGAGGCATACCTTCGCCTATCCCCGCGCACTGGCGACCCCGAATACATCGCCCGAATAGAAAAGGCGTGCAACGTTCCACCGCAGAACCTACGCGCCCAGTTCCGTCCTTTTTATGACAAGGCGCTCGCCCGTGACCCTCTCTTCGCTCAGTCGGTAGCCGACAAGATAGCCAACGACCGCCCCGAAGTGAAAGCCGCCCGCGACGCAGCAGCCAAGCACAAAGCCGAAGCCGACGCTCTCATCAAATATATCATGCGTAAGGACAAGTCATCGACCAAAGCCCGCGTAAAGGGCCTTACCGACCGCATCGCCCAACTCCGCAAAGACTACGCCGACATCGTGACCGAGGACGAACTGAAAGGCTACGAGGCTATCTTAGAGAAAACCAAAAGTGAAGTTTCACCAAAGGCTTAGAAAAGCCTAAAAAGGCTTAGTAAGGCTTAAATACAAGACCCATGACCTCATTCGATCAACTCAAACAAATCTGCACCACCGCCTGCCACGACCGCCACGCTTGTGCCGAAGGCTATTGTGCCATGCTCGCCACCGAAAATATCAGTCAGCTAATGGCTGTGTGGCGTGCGAATTGGGAAGACCTCGTTGAGAGCAAATACGCCGACATTATCAATGAACTGCTTCCTGCTCTCTACCCCTCACTAAAGGAAGAAATGAACGCAGCTGGCATCTACGTCAATGAATGTCCGCAGCCTGCCCCCGAGTACGTCCTTGTTATTGTTACCGACTATGACCACATCGTTGAGATAAACGACTACGCCAAGTGTTACGTCATTGGCAAGGCATGGGTTCGAGCATGGGACCACGCCCAGGTGTATAGCGAGAAGAACGATAGAGCTATCATAAATCTCTACGATTACTCCTATGGTCACGTCAGCAAAGGAGAGGCTATCGCTCTCGGCCACTCACACCTATGGACCTCCACTAACGCAGGGCTAAATGGCAGCGTGACTTGCGAAGCCTACGGTGGCGAAATACGTGTCAGCAGTTATCTGAAAATTGAAGCCTACGGCGACACCAAGGTATTCAGCAAAACCGACCGCAATATCACGCTCTACAGCAACGCAAAAATAATAGTATAATAAGAAAGCCCAGTAAGGCTTAGTAAGGCTTAGTACGGCTTAGTAAGGTTTAGTACGGATTAGTACGGATTAGTACGGTTTAGTAAGGCTTAGTACGGCTTAGTACGGTTTAGTACGGTTTAGTAAGGCTTAGTACGGCTTAGTACGGCTTAAAAACTCCAGCGAACCCAGTAAGGCCCATTAAATAACAACCAACATGAACAGCAAACTCACCATTCTTGCCGATGGCAAGCCGCTCACCCTAAAAGAAGACGCATCCATCAGTATCGAGTTGAGCAACCCATTGTTCAACGACACCGAGATGTTCTCCTATCCCGTAGAGCTGCCCATCGAAGGCAACCGACATTTCCTAAAGAACGTGGATGATGTCAGCAGCGACATCCGCCCCATGAACTACGAGCACACGCCGATGCAAATTATCGCAGACGGAGTACCCTTTGCGTCGGGCACAGCTATCATTCAAGAAAACGAACGACTGGAAGGCTCCCTCTCGCTCAACGTCGATGCAAACACACAATCGTTCTCCGACCTCATTAGCGACCTCAAGTGCAACGAGGTGCCTATACCGTCTAAATACCAAGACCAGCTTCTTATAGGCGAGAAGATAGACGAAGTGAGCGTGAGCGTTAACTATAAGACCGAGGTAGAAATTAAATACCAGGGTAAGAAAAGCAATAAGAAGTATGGCTCGGTGGGCGACGACTATACTACGGAGACTACCTTCTCCCCTCAAGCCCTCGGTTTCTCTTATCCTGCTCAATGCAAAGAAACCGGCAATTTGCACGAAGCTGTATTGTTGAAGACCTACACTTACCCCAACGGTAACAGCGTTAAGATACCAGACGTGCTGACTTCTTACATCAACGTGAGTGACGCTTACCCTCATAAACTCTTCTGTAACGCCCGTGTGTGCTATGCCCACCATGACTTGAACGATGATGGCACTACGTCCGACAGTCTTGTGCAGTATTCCACAAAACGCAAGGGCGAAGACCCGAACAACAAAAATCACGAGCAGGAAATGTATGAAGACCGCGGACCTATATGGGTGTTGGATGCCGACCGCCCACAATCGGGTATTTGCTTCTACATGATCTTCTTTCTCGATTGTTTGTTTGAATATCTCGGCGTGCAGTTCGACAAGTCGGCATTGGAGGATATTGGCGACATGAAGCGTCTGTGTTTCTTCACTACAAAGTGTGCTTACGACATAAAACCGCTTTATGCCAAGGAAACCTACGAGGAAAATGACAAGGAGGTTCTTGCCGGACTGAAAAAGAAGGGCGACGTGAAGGTTGGCTTTTTCCAGAAGCAAGCTAATAGCGAAAAGGATGCAAAGGACCTTTTTGAAGACGTGAACAAATGGCTCGACTCTCGCGGTTGTGGCGGCACTCTAAAGCTCGAAAACCCCAAAAACAAGGACGTGCAAGAGGTGAAATATCGTAAGGTATCGTATGAGGTTGTTGAGAAGTTGTTAAATGGTCCTTTCACCAACGGATTATACAAAACTACCGATGTTGTTAAAGTTCTTGACGATTGGGAGACCGTAACTGTGGGCAAGGACAACGTGGCGAGCATCACCTGCAAGAGCACTATTAAGAAGGCTCAGATGAGTGCAAGCATATTCCGTATGTATGCAAACGAGAAGAACTTTCCCGACGAGTCGGTGTCGGACGTTATCGATTCTTTGGAGCAACAGTTCGGCATTAAGTTCCATTACGATTACGAGCAGAAGAAAGTAACGGCTTATCTCATCCGCGACGTATTCCGTAAGCAGAACCCTACGCCTCGCGATTTTCACGCCCAGGTGCTCAGTATGCTCCCCATCACGGAGAAGATTACTGGTGTGCGTGCTGGATATGCAGCCGAGAGCGATGCAAAAGAGCAGAAAAGCAATGTGAAGAACGCTGTAAAGGACTATAACACCGACTACGACTACATTGAATACCCCAAGGATCGCACCGTAACAAATATGGTTTATAAAGACATTATACACAAGGTTAACGACGGACAGATGAACGTGTTTGTGGACCTTCAGACGGGTAACAAGTATCGTGTAAAGATTGACAAGGAGTTTACTGATGCAAGCAATATGGAGGCTCGCTTGTTTGAGGTGGCTGCTATGAAAGGTGTAGAGATAGGCGATTGCTCTACCCTTAACGAAGACTTCATTCGGGAGTTTAAATCGAGCTTTGTACCTGTGGGTATGGTGGATGCAAACTACCGTATGGCCCTATCGTCAAGCACGGGTAGCACTTGCGCTACTGACAATCCTAAACAGCCCAACGAAGTGGGCAAGCAATATGAAGGCTATGAGTTTGGTGAAGTGAACGGCTCTTACGCCAAAACCCAGATGGCAGCTCTCGTTGACGAAGACATGGAGCATGAGTTCGTGAAGCAGTATGTCAAGAACGCCATGTCGTCTATGGTGGCTGACTTTTATGCCACTGAGGAACTTTGCTTGCGTGAGAGCTATGATCCGTCTTCCACCGATGATGGCAACTCGCCCCTTCAATCATACGATTGGGGATTGTCTATTGCTGTAATGCGAGGTGGAGGCGTGGATTCTACTCACGAACCCTACGACTATAACTATGATGGCTTTGGCAACTCAAAGTGGCGCACAAAGGCTGGCGACTATGCGCTTACAACGGACAGCATCGACAACTACGGCAATTTCTATTCCTATAATAGTGCTGATAACGACGAACGTTTCTCTCTCAAGCCGCGTGCTTGGGTGCAGCCCGAATGGGCAGATGCTCCACTTGTGGTAAACACTCCCGAAGTGAAGAACCGAGGCTACGTAGACGTGTTCCTAATTGACTATATCCATTTTATCCTCAATCGCAAGCGTTACTATATCAAGTGTCTTGCCTCCGTAGCTCAGGTAGCCGACATTCAGAACCACTGGAAAGAGTGGTGGAATATCGACGGAAAGAAATGTCTGATTGACAAGGTAAACGCCGAGGTATCGGCAAAGGACGGATTGGGCGAAGTGGAACTTGAGGTGTTTGCTATATAGCAATCACAACGTTTTAATGACTAATAATTATTGATTAAAATTTTAAGCAATGGCAGCAAATCTGAAATTAGTTGATGGTTCTATATTCAACGGCAACCCTATCACGTTCTCCGTTAAGCCTCTCACGCTTAGTGGCTCGCCTTCCTTTCACCGAATGGTGTTTGATGTGAAGTGTGGCATGAGTGGTGGCAACTACGAGACCATATCTTTGACCGAGCCAGTCTTGACAGAAGATGGCAAAGAAGTACAAGTAGACATTTCTTCTGCCCTGCGCTCCTTTCGCGACTCCTACGAGTATTCACCTGAGCCAGGAGTTATGCCTGTTGTAGGATTTAATGTGTCGGCATACGACGAGTATATGACTAACGGTGAAGTGAAGAAATCTGAGCCTGTGTCTTATCTCGCCGGAAAGGACGTGAAGCAAACCATCTTTGGTGGCTTTTCCGACTATGACCGATTGATGGGCGAGCAGGACATGAAGGTGGGCAGACTCACGCGTAAGCCTAACACCACACCTCAGTTGGTGTGCGTAGGCGAACAGCTTGTCTATGCCGATGCGTACAGTCCGGCTGTCAGTCTACTAACCGACACTTGGAAAGCACCCGAAGCCAAAGCCTACGATATAACCGTAGAAGGCGCACAGACCATAGGCGGGCAACAGCTCTTTGCCCTACCTGCTTCTGAGGTAGCACATCGCACCGAGTTTCGCTTCATCAACTCGTTCGGTGTGCTTGAAAGCATCAGCATACCCAAGAGTTATGCGCAGGAAATGCCCATCGAAGCCACCAACTACACCGTGGCGCGCAAGGAAACCTTACACGCTTTCTCTCGGTCGGCAGTACGCAAGCAGGGCAACAAGGAGGGTTGGAACTATATGACCGACCCGTTGGATGAAACATGGCTCGCTTGGTATCTTCACGAATTGCTCATGTCCGAACACGTATGGCTGAAGATTTACGGCAAGTTTCTACCCTGCATCATCGAGTCGGAAGACACCATTAAATATGCCGACGACACCAAGAACGATATATATAGCGTATCATTCACAGCACGACTCAGTTTCTGCGGCAGCACAAAGTTATAAAGCCTTACGACCTCAAGAGTCACCATGCTCTTGGGGTCGTTTGCGTTTAGGTATGTCCGTATTATGCTAACGCTTTTAGCTAAATTCGCCATAGAAAATCAACATAATATATGACACAAGCCACAACCAAAGACTATTGGATTTCTCCGACAGCTTTATATATAGAACTAAACGTGCTGGGCAATCCAAACTATATCCAGGCATCGTGCATAAGCGGTGCCCAGATACTTGTGTACGTCAAGAATATTATCGACTTCGATGCCGGACACAACTACCGACGCTGGCCTTTGCAAGCGGCTCCAACGGTATTCAATTCCAACACCGAAAAATACGTCTATGCAGCCATTCCTCGCGACATGACGCTCACGGCTTCGGCATGGATCGTGTTTCCGTCAGAACAGATAGACATCTACGGCAAGAATGAAAAAGAAGAGCAGGTAGGCGACGAGAAATACTACTACATCTTCCTGCAGGGCATCATCACCTCGTCGGGCGATAACGGTACGGTGCAGCGCGATTGGAAAAAAGGCGGTAGAATAGTACATGGCTACTTATCCACTGACGAAGCAATCAGTGCCATGCCTAACGAAAGCGAATGGTATAATTATTCATCGTTTTACGGTATCGTGACCTTCCTAAAGAACATCACGATGAATGCAGGCACCAAATTCCGCCAACTTTTTGCCGACACGCTCACCATCATGCAAGGTGGAAAACTGTCGTTTGATGAGCAGAAGCGCGACATTATAGGTGTAGCCGATGATGTAACGCCAGTAACATCTAACGACACAATCGTCACACCCGATTATCTTGACAGAAACGCACTGTCAAGAACGCATAGAGATACCGCACAGGAGGAGATAACGTTTGAGAAAGGCTTGACAGCTGGGTCTTACGAGCGTCTAACAAGCGGTGCTGCCATCAATGCAGATGGTGCGGCCGAGGTGAAGAGCATGGCTGCGCGTGAGTGTGTGACCGTGGGCGACGATGCTTTTGTGCGTGCTGATGGTGGTGCTCGGCTGGGCGATGTAGAGGTGGCCCGTGTGCGCTCTAAGGGCGCTGCTGTGGGCGACCGTAACCTTATCAGTGGTCGTGGCTTTGACCTGTTTATGGGCGCTGATGGCAAGAGCCATTTGTGGGTTGATGATGCTAACATACGTGGCAAGCTGGTGGCGATGAGCACCGAGATACGCAAGGTGTCGTATAGCGGTGGCACGCTTCTGCTGAGCAATGCTGGCAGCACCTTGTCGCGTGTGGCCGCTATCGCTGATGATAATGGCGCTGTGGTGGCCTACAAGTGCTGGGCTAAGGCCGATGATGGCACCACGCAGACAATGAACTGGTGGCGCATAGGTATGATGGCGCTCTGCCAGACGTTTAACGTGAGTGGTAACACTGGCGGCAACCGTAGGTATTGGCGATTGGTGGTGGGCGTGGGCCAAGAGCGCCTTGACGATGGAAAGATTTACGACTATGTGCTGCTGAGCAATATTGCGAGTTTTTCGGCTGTTGCGTATAAGATTCCTTATTACTCGTCGGGCAGTGTTCTGACTGCCAAGGGAGATGTGCTACGCTGGGCTGGAGAGCCTATTGGCATGGTGCGGCGTAAGGGAAACATACCTTTTTTGATAGCCTTTGCGTTACAAGAGGGCAGCGCTGCCGATGTTCAATCCATAAAGGATGACGAAGGTACGCTTTTGATAAAAAGAATCCTTTATGGCTATGAGCCTACTGCCGATGGCGGTGCCCCTGATGTGCCTATGGCTGGCGATGTGATTGTGCAATGTGGCGACCAGGTGCGCTGGCTGAGCCGTGGCAACGTGATACGTCTTTGCACGAGCAGCGATGATGGGGATATAGCGACCACGCCCTCGCTGTCGATGTATCACGGTATAGGTAGGCTACGCGAGGTTATCGTTAATGGCGAGGCTACGGCCAACAAGAGCGTTTGGCAGTGGCGCGACCTGACAGCTCTTATCTCTCCTATTAAGACGTATATTAACTCAGACTACTTCTATTTTTTTTCGGAAGGTACTGGTGGCATTGAGAAGGCACAATCGTTTTCTGAATTTAAGATTCAGAGCGATAAGGTAGCTGTTAGTGTGCGCGATGTGGCGACAGGCGTTGAGAAGGCAGGCGTGCATATCAATGGCGATGATAGTTGCATTGTGGCGAAGGCTAACAAGTTTTATACCGAGAACGCGGCTGGTGTGCGCACCACGTCGGTTGACGAAGATGGCAACCTGATAGCACGGTCGTTGCATAGCCTGAGTGTTGATGGAGAGAAGGCGCTGCGTGTAGACATAGAAGATGGCATGATGACGATGGCTACCTCGCAGAGCAACGCTAAGATAATGTTGGGTCTTGATGCCGATGGCCTACCTGCCTTTATCTTTTATAATGCAGATGGCAGTATAGGTCTTGTTATTAGCGCAAACGGCACTAACGCTAAGCCGCTGTTTAACCCCAACGCTGTAATTGTGGTAGACGATGTAATAACGGGCAGTTATAGCTATAGTGTAGGCCCTGGCCCTAATGGTGGCAAGATACACATACTGTCGTACACCGTGAAGCTGACAGTAAAAAATAATAGCGGCAACATTAAGATGATAAAAGATGGCGTGGTGACGGTAAAGGTGCGCTCGGCTTACAATGCACAGATGTTTACGCTGCATAGTGAAGACAGTAAGAACGCGCTGAACCAAGATACGTTGGCGATGACGTTTTCGGGCGTAGAAACTTTTATTCTGCCTACGACATCAATAATAACAATAGCCGATACGACAGACGTTACGGTTACGAACGAGGGCGGAAAGACGTGGACCACAAAAATCAATAAAACGAATTAACAATAAAAATAATCAATTATGAGCGAAACAAGAGTTAAAATTATACCTACTAAGGTGGGTACGTTATGGGAGGCAGCACGGAAGTATAAACTGCTTGACTACCTCGTAATAGATGGCGCAACCATGTACCTTAGCAAAAAGGTAGATGATAGCGGCGTGAACTTGGGACATTCCCTGACAAACACCGAATGGTGGGAAGAATGTATTAACATAGCTGATGTGGTTGAAAAGGCCAAGAAAGCCGTTGAAGACTGCGAACAAGCGGGCGTAGGCGCTAACGATGCTGCAACGCTGGCGAACGATGCAGCGCAGAACGCCCAAACGCAAGCCACAAAGGCAGCCGCCACTGCCGATGCTGCGATGAAGGCAACAAAACTGGCTGCCGATGCCGCACAGGCTGCTAACACGGCCACTGAGGGCGCTAACACTGTGAACGCAAAATTGGGCAAAGACAATATGCTGATGGTGACTGACCGCAATGGCGAGTCGGCACAGGTACAGCTGGGCGATGCTGCCGACGTGGCACGTATGAAGCAGAGCCTTGGCCCTTACTCGGACCGCCCCGACATTGTGCTGTCGGCCTCGCAGACAGGCTATGTGGTGAGCAAGGACGGTGTGAAAACCGCGAAGAGTGGCTGGGCGATGGCCGAGTTTACTGCCGAGTTAGGTAACGAGTATCTGTTCAAACCAGGTGCTACCGATGGCAGCGTGTGCGTGTTTGCTGAGTATATAGACAAGGTAGAGCGCCGCGCGATAGAATATGCGTACACCTACGATGAGAAAGGCCGTGTGGCTACGGCAAAAGCCACTTATGATGGCAAGACACACAGCTACACCTATGCCTACACCACGCAAGAGAGCACAGCGGCCGCTGGCACAGAGGCGCAGGGCGAGGTGTGTGTTATCACGGACGACCAGACAGGGCAGACCGTTGACTACTTGCCTGCCACCTTCCAAACAAAGATGGGCAGCTATCAGCCCCTGACGCTGCTGAACGCCGATGCCGAGTTGCCCGTAGATGGCTACTGCCGATTCGTGAGCAACTTTCAAGCCCGTAGCGCTATCAAGGTAGTGGTGAGCTATAAGGTGGATGTGGCCGACCTGACCATGAAGGTGGTGCGCGATGGCATGACCGCCAGCATGTGTACGCAGCTGTCGAAGATAAACCAGAAGGTGGACGAGGCGAAGGCTACAACAGAGACCTTGCAAAAAAGACTAAACATGTTTGGCGATGCTTTTGTAGGCTTTGCGCGTATATCAGGAGATAACGACCCAAAGCCATCGGCAGACTATGTTTATGGCACACGCAAGCAGATACGCGAGATAGGCAAGCACATGAAGTTGGGCACGGTGAAGCGCGTAGGCAACGAGGCAGTGCTTCAGCACGAGTGCGCTCCTGGACGAATAACGCTGGCAGCCAATGGCGAGGCCATGAAGGTAAACGGTACAGAAGGCGACCTGCTTATCTACACCGACATACCGCTACATGTTATCAGAGCCAATGGCATGCTTGATGGCTTTACGATGAGCAGCATGGGCGTGGGCATGGTGCCTTGCTATTGGCAAGGCTATGCGTCGAAGAAGTTTGAGCCGTTCGCCTTTTCGCCATTCTATACCGTTAACACAAAGTTGGATGGCGACGAGCGTACCTGTGCGCATTGCGTAATATCTGACGAGATAGCAGGCAGTGGCAGTGTTGCGGCTGGCACGGTAAAGAACCCGTTAAACGTTGATGGTAAGGGCTATCCTACATGGGCAGTTAGCGGACTAAACTCAATCCACATGGCGCAAAACAAAAATGCTGATGCCAACACCAACTACCCCTACATGGGCAGCTACTACGAGTTTTACGAACTTTGGATAATGATGATGTTTATAGAACTCGGTACACTCGACACCGCTGACCCTTATCGTTTTGGCGTGGGCTGCACACATTCCAGCATTGCAAATGAATCGACATGGGCAGATGATAGAATCGCAGCTGTGTCGGGTGTGAAAACATTTAAGGACGACGGTTCTGTAGTAAAATATAGCGGCATCATGGATCAAACCTGGAAGAAAGGTGCCAGTGGTGCAAAGAGTTACAACCTACAAGGCATGTTTGGCGGCTCTTTCTATGTTATCACGAAGTGCGGAGAGATACAGATGCTGCTGGATGGCATAACCAAGGCTGGGCTACAAGAGAAGGTGGGCAAGCCACAAAACATTTTCTACTTTAATGCCGATGGCAATGTGGTATGTTCGGAGGATGGAAGCATAAACGTGAGCACAGGCGCAGGCATGGAAGTGAACAAACGCTACTATGTTGTGCGCGATGTGCCCAACTGTCAGGGTATAAGCGAGGGCGTGATGACCGCCGTTGCCAACTGCTACATCAAGATGGAATTTGCTGATGGCACTTATTGCGACGATACTGACCTGACAGGTGGCTATGTGATTGGCAAATTCTCACACTCTTGTTATCGTGGTATGAGCTTGCCTTTTGACGGAATGTTCTGGCAGTTGTGCGGTGCTCATTACACCTCAAGCAAGATAGGCGGCAGCTATGTTGACTATTTTTACTACGCAAACAAATGGCAAGACATTGTGCCACTTACGAGTGATGTGGTTTATGGCGATGTAGGCACCGACTTTAATATTCTGCATGGATTGACGAATAAAATAAGCACTAGTGGTGCTTCAGGTTACATCAAAAAGATTGATTACAACCGTAACTTGTTCTGCATCGAGGAGATAGGTGGCAATCTGCATACTTGTGAGTGCTGCTACACCTGGAATGATCACTACATGTGGGGCGCTGGTAAGGATGGTTTGCCTGAAGAAGGTAAGGAAGGTGTGAAGGCTCTCGCTGCTGGGTGCAGTGCGGTCCACGGTGGTGCTGCGTCTCGCACTGCTTATTGCTACTTCGCTGTTAGCGATAGCGATGGTGATTACGCTGGGGCTGTGGCTGTCCCTCTGCTAAAACTAAAGCAATAAGAAGGCAGCAACAAGAAAAAGCAGTCGGCTGTTAGACCAGAAGCTGTAGCAAAGCCTTACAGCGAGCGTAGCGGCGGCTGTTAGCCGCTACGCTGGGACCCAAAAATGGAGCCAGCAAATAATCAAAAAACTTTAAGAATATCTCAAGAAAAAGAATAATATGACTCTCATCGAACAGAAAAATAACGAACAATCGAAGCAGCCATCATTGAAGAATGGGATGATGTACGGCTGTGCGGTGGGTGCGTCTTGCCGAGAAGCGCACGGTATGCTCTCTCCTACGGTGGATGCGAAAGCATCTGAGCCGTGCGTGATGGTTGGCAAAGACAAAAGCGACGGTAAGGAACAGGCTCTCGCTGCTGGGTGCAATGCGGACAACGGTAATGCTGCGTCTCGCACTGCTAATTGCAACAACGCTGTTAGCAATAGCAATGGTAATTACGCTGGGGCTGTGGCTGTCAATCAGGTAGATGATAGTAGGAAACGCCTTACATCGCGACCAACAAGGTCAAACATTACGAACAACTGCGCCGCCACTGGTGGGCGCGGATTGGTAGACTGCCGCTCATTGCCATTTTGGGGCGAGAGCGCAGAGGCAGATGGCATTATCGAGAATGATGCCACACCAATGAAGGCTACCCACGAGGGAAATATCCTCGATGAACTAAGGACAGCAAATCATAAGAAAAAATTGAGAAACTTGAAGCGATTTTTGACAGACCCTGCAATCGTGAGCATGGGCGTAGAGCGCTGCCTTGACAGGGCAAGCGACTCGCCAGAGGTACGCAAGATAGCTGACAACAAGGAAGCCGTTATACAGCGTATCATACGAGAGTTGACGGATGATACTTATAAATGCCAGCCTACGGTGCGTCGTGTCATTGAAAAGAAAGGCAAGGGCGACAAAAATCGCAATGCCGACATCTACTCGGTGTATGACCGCTGCATACAGAATGTGCTACTGATAGTGCTACAAGAGCGATTAACGAACAAAATACCTCGCTGGTGCTATTCAGGCATAAAAGGCCGCAGCCTATGGAGCAACGACCGTAGATATTGCATGATAAACCGTATAAGGACGTATGTTAAGAAACATCCTAATGCCAGTGCTGGTCTTACTGATATTCATCATTTTTACGAAAGTTTAAGTAGTAAGGTGGTGCTTGGTGTGGTGTTTGAAACTGTAACCTGCCCGTTTACTCGTAAATTGCTATACGAAATATTGATGCAACATGAAACGCTGGTGATTGGTGGAACACTCTCTCAACTATTTGCTATGCTCACATTAGCCGATATGGACGAAGCGTTGATGCACCGTTTTCATCTTCAGTTCTATGCTGCCTTTGGCGATAACCGTATTATGATGGACGATGACCGCAAGAAGGTAGTAGAGGCATTGCATTGGGAAAAGAGTTATCTGGCAGGGCGATACGGCATGGAAATGAAGAACGACTGGCAGGTGGCGCGTGTGCAGAATGGCTTTATGTTTTGTAAGCAACGGTATCATGGCACATTTGTTAATGTGCGTGGTGAGATACGTCGAAGGGCGATACGTGCTGCTGGACGAAGCCAACAGTGCTATGCTGGCTATCATGGTATGTTAATGAAGACTGACAGCCGAAGACTGGTTCGACTAATTAGACATGATATAAGAAGATTAAAACACATGAAAAATCAAAAAGGTATGTCGGTTCGGCCTATGGCTGGTGAACTGATAAAACTGAATAAAGTGGAGGGTAAGACGGTAGTGATAACCGACTATTCCGTGCGACAAAACCATAAAGACAGCGAATATTTTGTTCGCTTTCAGTTTGTCGCCATTAACGACGATGGTACGAAGCATCTGTATATAGCCAATAACGGCAGCTACGAGATAAAAGAGTTTTTCAAACTTGTAAAAGATGGTAGCGTATCGTTGCCCTTAAAGACGCGCATTATGTCTGAGGGCATATCGTTCTATTTTGAGCAGTTTCATACGAGCAATCAAGAAGCGTGTGAACTGCTATGCAAGAAATATGGTATATAATAACTAAATAATTGAAGAACATGACAACAACAAAACAAGTATTTGATGAGCGCCAGCCTCGTATAAGCATAAGCAAGAGCGGGCGGGCGATGGTGGCTCTTAATGAGCAAGTGGTAACGACACGCGAGGCTGTGCCCGTGGGCATGGACGATGATGGCGTGATGCGACAAGAAGAGCACGAAAAGACGCAATATGCGTATGATGTGTGCTGGATAGATGACGTAAGCTCGGAGAAGGCTGTGCTTGTGAGAGCGAAGGAGACTGTGCTTGCCGACATCGTAAGGTATGATACCTCTTCTGCCGTGAATGGTTTTATGCTGAACGGGCAGAAGGTGTGGCTGGATAAGGCTACACGTGTGGGTCTAATGAACTCTACCACCATTGCGAAGACGATGGGACAGGCCACGACGACGCTGTGGCTGGGCGAGGCGAAGCTGGTGGTAGACTGCGACAAGGCGATACAACTGCTATCGGCGCTGGAGATGTATGCGCTGGAGTGCTTTAACGTTACGGCAGCACACAATAAGGCTGTGACCGAGATGACGACGCTGGAGAATGTGTTGGGCTACGACTATACGTGTGGCTACCCACAAAAACTAACTATGGAGGTGTAAGATGGTGTTATTAAGTGTGATAGCGACATTGCTCTTTGTAGCGCTGCTGGGCGTGGTGATAGATAAGCACGGTGTGCCCGACATGTTGAGCAGCATCTACTACCTGCTTGGCAGGCGTGGGTGGCTGTTCCAGTTGGCAATGGTGGTGCTGGGCATAGTGATGATGGTATGTCTGCTTGACAGCGGACTTGGCGAGCCCTGCCTTGCGTTTTTAACGTGTTTGGGGCTGATATTTGTGGGCACTGCGCCGCGTTTTCTTGATGCTGGCGAGCGGGCGGTACATAAAGGTGCGGCTATTGTGTCGGCAGTGTCGGGCGTGGCCTGGTGCTTGACGGTAGACTGGCCTTTAACGTTGTGTATCGTGTCATTGTATAGCTGGTATTGGCTGTTATGCCATCGCGACAAAGAAAGCAAGCTGTGGTTGCTGGCCGAGGTTACAGCGGTGTGGTTAGTGTCGTTAACGTATTGGTGTAACATATAATTAGTAATGAGATGAAAAGTATAGTAAAAGGAAATAATTTCGCGCTCCTGATACCTGTGCGCCGCATGGAAGAGGGGCAGATGGTGGCTATGCCATTGGCTGTGTGTGAAGAGATACATGTGCGGTTGGTGAGCGCTGTGCGCCGCTTTGACCTCGTGACTGCGATTGATACCCAAGACGAGGGCAGATTGCGAGCTCAGGTGCCCGCCACATTGCCGTTGGGCACGTATGCGCTGGAGGTGTGTGGCAAGCTGCTGGGCACGAGCTGGCGTAGCAACGAGTATGAGCAGATACGCATTGTAGACAACAACGCGCTGGCCGATACGGTGCTGAGCGATGTTGACGATAACGAGCCGAGCGTTGAGATAGACACACAGGTGGTGGTGTATGCTGCTGCCCCCCAGCTGCTGCCTTGTGGCGAGTGGGTGAAGGACAAGATGTATGCCGTGGGCTCGCTGGTGAGTCATGAGCTGTGCTGTTGGCAAGCGGTGGAGGTTACAACCTCAGAGCCGAAGAAAGGCTCAACCTCGTGGGTGGTGCTGCTGGATGCAGAGCCACTGAAAGAGGTGGCCATTGACACTGCTACCGAGGTGGTTAAAAACGCTATCAGTGTGCGCGTTGATGGGCCTGACCTGGTAATAACCGTAAATGATGGAAAGGAGTAAAAGGCTATGGCAAATGTGAGTTATATTGACGTAACGTCGCTGGACGTGGTGCCCGATGGCGTGCAGAATGATGATGTGCTGCTGCTTGTGCGTAGCAATGCTGATGGCACGAAGACGTGTTACCGTGTGCCAGGCGTAAAGTTTAAGGGCGACGCTGGACGTAGCGCCTACGATGTGGCAAAAGAGCAAGGCTATGCTGGAACGTTGGCCGACTGGGAGGCACAGGTGGCTAAGGTGAGCAGGTTTAGTGTGTCGTATGATGCTGATACGGGAGAGATTGTTTTTAGGCAGTAGTTTTAGTTGACAAGTTCTTGCTTAGGCAAGCGGCAGAGCCGAGCGGACGAGTTGACAAGTTGACGAGGAGATTTGCTTTTTCGCTTGGCTTTGCGGCTTGCCTAAGTAAGAAAAATAAGTAACTTAAAAATGTGATTAATGATGAAAGAAAAAATTAAAAACATCTGTAAGAAGGTGTATGATGGCTATCAGAAGCTGGTGGCCAAGGTGGGTGCCGACAGACTGGTGCATCTGTTTTTGAGTGTTGCAGCTACGGTTGTGGGCACCCTGGCGCTGTGTAGGGCGTTTGCCATGCTGCCCGTGTGGGTAGCGGCACTGATTAGCGCATTGGCTGTGTTTGCCTTGGGGCTACGCAAGGAGAGAGCCGACGCTGAATATGGCGGTGGCTTTGACAAGGTGGACCTGATGTGGGGCGGCATAGGCTGCGCGGTGGGGTTTATTGTGTGTGTGGCGTTACTTTAACATATACCAGCTATGAATATAAGCGACATCTTGATAAACAAGCTAAAAGCGTTTGAGGGTTATCGCCGCAAGGCATACCGTTGCGCGGCGGGCGTGTGGACCTGTGGCTACGGCCACACACATGGCGTTACGCCCCGCACCACTTGTAATGAAAGTCTGGCAGAGGCATGGCTGCGGTCCGACCTCCGACCTATCGAACGCTTCTTATCATCTATCCCCGAAATAACGAAAACACAAGGACGTTTCGATGCCTGTGCCGATTTTTGTTACAATTTGGGCATAGGTGCGTTCAAGGCTTCAACACTGTTTAAACGCATACAGCGCAACGACACGCTGGAAGCCATACAAGCCGAATTTCTTAAATGGGTATATGCTGGTGGTAAACAACTCGAGGGATTAAAAACGCGACGACAGTGGGAGGCTCAACGCTTTGCTGAGTGATGTGTGAGCCGAAACCGCTATTACGGCAAAGCAACAAGCGTGTTGCTGCCGACACTAAAAAACCGCTCTTCATCCTCGCGGACCAAGAGCGGCAATAACATTTTAAATACTTTATAGAATATGAAATTCTAAAAAATACTTTTGCAAAGATACAATATTTTTTTGGTTTCAACCGCATATTATGCGGATATACGCACTTTTTTCACTTTACCTTCTCCCATATCCATGCTGTTTGGGCATTTTTCTCGTTGTAAAACAGTATTTTATCCTTCTCCCTGATGTAGATAAACGAGTAAGAACGCATGGCGGGGGTGAGATATTCGTTGAACGAGACGTGTCCGTTCTTGGTCGTGCAGGTAGACGTGAAGTCTATGTCGATGCTCGGTGCCGTGAACCGCACGTTGCCTTTTTTGCTAACAGTCATAGTAAACTGCACGCTACCTTCACTGTTGTTATGCCCAGTTGCCTGCCATGTGCCTACGAGAGCACCATCATGGTCAGATGTGTCGGTATAGTCGATGACGTAGTTGCTGGAGCCGAAGTCTAAAGAAAGGCTGCTTAACTCATGCGGATCGCCGTTTGGCGCTGTAGCATCGATTATTTTAATGTCTGACCACAGCTTGTTGATTGTGAGCGTACCGTATAGGATACTGTTCCAATCGAAACCCTCGTATGCGCCCGATGTAAACGTGGTGATGAGTTTGTTGTCAACTACCGACCATGTACCAAAGAAGTTTGACTCGGCATAGGTGAGCATCCCCGACGTGACTCTTCCGCCACTCATAGATACCACCAGTCCGTTGCGGTAGAAGCGGTATTCGCTATTTTTGTTGTTGTCTTTATGCCATTTATGTCCCACAACGTAATTTTCCACACGTTGTTTACTGATGGTGTCGTCATCATCACCACTACTACAGCTCGTCACACTCGCACCCACGGCAAGCAGTATGGCTACCATGAGCAAAAAACTGAAAATCTTTTTCATACTTTAATATTTTTATACGTTAGTACTTTTCTGTTTAACCATGAATTACACGAATTGCACGAAGATTTTCATTCGTTTAATACGCGAAATTTGTAGTTGTCTTAATTTCGAGGTCCTATGTTTCACGCACGTTTTGTACCTTTATACATGGAAAGTTCGAGGTGTCAGACGGGTTATAAAATCATAGAACAACCATAGGCTTCGCAAGAAGCCGTTTTCAGGTCGTTTTCAGAGCGTTTTCCGATGGAATGTTTCACGATTTTCGCTATCCGTCCATACCCACGTTTTCCGACATTCGGGGAGGTTTTGTGTATGGTTGCTTGAAAGCAAAAGGCACTGCTTGCAGTTCGTTTGCTACGCCATAGCAAAAATGAGTAGCAAAATACGTAACGTTCTCTTTGTAATCATACTTCTTCCCCTTCCTTTTTCATAAACTCTTTAAACTTACAAAACAGAGCAAACTCGTCTTTCGTAACGTTTTCGTTTTTTTGCCTTTGCATGGAAAACATATTCGCTTTTCTGCGTTCCTCGTAATGAACGTAGCCATCTGGAACTGGAAACAAGTCTGCGATTTCTACCTCCAATGCTTTTGCTATTGCTGCAAGTGAGTTGATGGTCATGTTCGACAACTTGAGTTGGTTGATAATGGTTGTTTTCGCCCTACCCATGCGTGTGGCAAGTTCGTCAATCGTAATACCCTTGTCCTGCATGATTTGCTTAATGATAGTATTGTCGTTTTTCGATATTTGTAGTGGTCTTGGCATCTTCTTTTATTTTTTTTGTTTACATGTTTTGTTTTAATGGTGCAAAGATATATATATATACCTAATAAACCAAATTATTAGTAGTTTTTCGTTCGTTTTGTGACGCTTTTATACTATTTTTTTGGTTTTTACACGTTTTCCTGTCTGTTTTGTGTGAACAATACGAATAATTTATTGTTGAATGTACGGCTTGAATTATAAAATAACCCCTATAATCTATTGAAAATAAGGTTTTTATGAGATTTCCATCCATAAAACTTTTGCATAAAGCAGCCCGAAAGGAGAATTTAAATAATTGATATATAGAGCAATAGCCTTTCGTTTTTATTCCTTGGAACCTTGGATTCCGATGAAGAGCGCCGCCACCCTGAAGAGGGGGCCTATGCCCTTGTGCAGTCACGACTTAACAAGGTATATGCTAAGCACTCAGGCGGGCGAAGGTGTCCGGCTGGGCACCGATGGCGCACAGTTCAGGGCGTAAGGCATACCAGACGGGGCGAGGGTGCGCCCATCGCTCGCCCTGAAGCGGTCGAGGGTGTGGCGGTCGGTGGCTGCTCTGCTCCAGCCTCTCGACGATGGCGCAGAGGTGCAGCCGTGCGCCTATATGATAATGGCACAAAAGAAAATAACGATAAAAGCAAAAATAATTGCAAAAATATTTGGTAAAAGGTAGAAATATTACTACCTTTGCAAAGTCAAACAAATAAAATATATATATAACAATGAAGTACACAGAATTTCACCGAAGAATTAAGGCTAAGGGCTGGAAGTTCGACCACGCAGAAGGATCTCACTACTTTTACACCAAGGGCGGCAAGCTCTCGCCCCCTGTCCCCTTTCATGGGGCAAAGGAGGTGCCCGAGCCGTTACGGCGGAGCATAGCGAAAGCGATGAGTATTTAACAGACAAGGAGGAGAGGGGCGCGCCCCTTTCCTTTAACAAAAAAACGATATAATATATAAAGATATGGCAAACGATATTATAATGCTAATTTCTGCAAGTGCCGACAGTTTCGGCGCATGCTCTGAGAATTACCCCGGTATTTGGGCGGCTGGTGACACCGTGGAAGCATGCAAGGCCGACACCGTGCAAGCCATCGAGTTAATAAAAAAGAACATGCCACGCGAGGACTGGCCCGAACCTTTGAAGGCTGGCGAATATAAAATAACATGGCGGTATGATACCGAGAGCTTTTTATATTATTATGGCAGCTTTATCTCTCTTGCTGGTATGGAGCGTATCACGGGGATAAATCAAAAATTACTTTGGGCCTATATGCACGGACGCAAGAAACCGCGACAGGCACAGAAAGAGAAAATAACAAACGCTTTGCACCGTTTCGCCCGTGAGTTGGCGGCGGCCGTTATACTTTAGGTTTATTTTATTTGTTTGACAGCTTAGGAATTGATCCGAAGTTATCCCGACAAGGTTTGCACCCTGTCGGGATTTTTTTTGCTTCTTACCTTTTCGTTTCTTCTTCTCGCTCCAGCCTTTCAACGATGGCGCGGAGCTGCTGCACGCTGTCGGCTGTGTATATCTCACAGCCGACACGCACGACACCCACCAAGCCACCACCGCCACCGCCTGAACGCTGCGCCCTGGCTTGCTTCAGCTCCTCCACAACAGCAGGGGGGGCGAGGAGCTGCCACGGCTCGACATCTAAGGCGGCGGCGATGCGCTCTAAGGTGGGAAATGAAGGGCGCGAGATAATGGCGGATATATTAGACTGCGTAACGTCTAATTTTTTCGCTACATCCTTCTGCGTTAGTCCCTTTTCGGCTAACATCTCTTTAATATATACTTGCATAATATTTTATTTATTGTTGGATAATGCAAAGATACATATTCTATATATAATATAAAAATATATTTATATTAACGAGTGTTAAAGATAA